AAAATATACGTTAGAAAATTATATTTTATGTTCTTATTATTTTGAAGATAAAAATTGTGAAAAATCTTCTAATAAAATAGCTCATATAATATTAAATATTAATAATTCTGATGTTAATTTTTCTTATACTACTTCTAAAAAAGAAATTATTTATTCTGCAAATGAAAGAATAATACAAAATATTATAGATTAAAATATGCAATTTGAAGATTTAATATATTATGTGGAAAAATTTAAGTTTCAACAAAAACTAGAGCATGGATATTATATTGATAATAATGTAGAAATTATATTAAATACTGCAGATTTTCAAGTAATTCTTGTTGATCAGTTAAATGAGACTGATAATGGATTTACTATTATCCATAATGATAATGGTATTTTAAAATACGATTTACATAATTATACTATATGTTGTTACAGTGATAATATTAAAAATATTAATAAAGAAATTTTATTAAATAGTGCTTTGATTATTTTGAATATTAAATGTATATTAGATGAAAATTATAGTTATCCTATTCATGTAGAAGAAATTATTTATTCACCAAATGAAAGAATTATACAAAACATTATAGAGTAAATATTAAATGTTTAATTCCTGGATAAATATTTTAAATTTTTTAGAAAAAACAAATATTTTAGGTATTAATTTAAATGATTATTTTAATTACCATAAAGATAATTTTTTAAATGAAATAGATTTTGCTGAGAATATAATTCCCAGTGAGTTTTCTAATAAAATATTTGAAATTATTTTTGTAAATTCAAGTTCATTTATATTAAATTTTTTCCTTATCAAAAATATAACAAATCGTTGGGATATGTATAATTTAATAATTAAAGCGTATTATAGATTTAAAATGAATTCTGATAAATTATTTGAAGAACATTTAAATAATGTAATAAATGAAAATATAATTGAGAATATAATAAATTAAAATGGAAATAAATATTAAAATAATTCTTATTGAAGTTTTAGAATTAATTGAAAAGCAAATTAAAAATTATGAATTTCTTTATTATTTTAATGTAAATTATTTCTCCTTACCAAATGAATTAAATAACTTATTAAACTCAACATCTGATGAATATATGATTAAATATCATAATTCTATTGGTAGAGTAATTAGAAACTGTTATCTTTGTACTAAAGATGGTTCACTTCCTATATTGTATAATTATTTTTTGGAAAATAATATATCTCATCCAGATGATATGAGTGATTTTATTTTGAGAATGTTTTGGCATATAAAACATAATAATCTATCTTACATTGATGATATTGAAACATTAACTAATAAATTGTTCAAAGAAAATATAATTAAAAATATAATTGAATGACTAATATAAGAAAATTAATTAAAGAATTAAATAATAAATATAATCATAATTTAAAATGTATAGACGAGATTAAGATTATAAAATCTGGTTACATTATAGTTAGATTATCATGCAAAAAATGTAATTGGAATAATTATATTTATTTAGGTGATGTTGATTATACTTTTGATAAAGAATACAATTTTACCAAGATTAAAAAAATAGAATGTCCAGAATACATAGAATATGCTTATGATTATGATATTTTAACTTGTGATGAGCAAATAATAAAAAATATAATAGAATAAATATGATTAAATATGCTGATATTAAATATTATATAGATAAATATAAAAATGAATGTTATAATAAAGGCCCAATTACATCAATTCATTTATCATCAGATATATATTTAAATTTATGTTCAGAATTAAATATTACAGATAGTTCTTATTTTATTTATGATGAGTATAAATTTAAATTAATGTGGCAAATGTATGAAAATTACATAATATTTTTTAGTTCGTACCCTATGGGTATAGGGTACGATGTTTTAAGTGAAGAAGAAAGAATTATTAAAGATATAATAGAATAATAATTAAATTTAATATTCTGAAACCTGTAAGTAGCAATATTTACAGGTTTTTTCTTTTTCTGGCGCATAAAATCACATATTCGTAAATAGGAGTTTTTGTGGATAAAAAAGCAGAATTAGAACTACTTAGGGATATTAAATCAAAAATTAAACAAAGTGATGTTGTTATTGATTTATTTAAAACTCATGAAGTACTTCTTGATTATTTAGACTTATTCCCCATGACTTTTGCGGATTTAGATGTATCTGCAAGAACTGATCATGGAATTATTTATTTTAACAAAAAATTATTAGAAAAACAAGACCAAATTGATCATTATATGGTTCATGAAGTAACCCATGTTCTTCAGCAGTGTTTTGGAGATGTTCCTACACAAGGTGCTAATGATGGCAGTTACCTTGATAATAAATATGAACAAGAAGGATTTCAAGAACAAACTGAATATTTAAGTGATACCCGTAATGATCATGTAGCTGAAAAATATATTGATAAAGTTTTAGATCATCACGATATTGATTCAAAAAAAGAACGTCAAGAAAGAAAGAAGAAATTATTACAATTAGCTGATGGAAAATAAATCATGGTTTGCACAGTTAATAAACCCTATTATATTCCACAAAATCAGTCTGGAATAAGGTTAGTAAATTCTTTAGGTGATGCCAATAATATAGAAATATACTGGTATTCTGCTTATGTTGATAATTTAAATTTTAATTTAGCTTATAATATTTATTTTTCTACCGAAGAAGAAAATGTCTTTTTAGAAGGACCGAAATTTTTATCAACTAATTTAAATGGATTATATACAAAAATTTCTGGATTTACTCCTGGAGATACTTATTATTTTGCCGTAAGAGCTACTGAATATCAATCAATTTGGTATAATCCTAATTTTTTGCCTGATGCTGAAGATGGATATATGCTCAAAGTATATCCCGAAACATTATTAGCAGCAAATATTTCAAATTCTAGCACAATAATACCAATTACTGATATTGATTTATTTCCACCTATGGGCGTTATTCAAGTAGGTTATGAATATATTAGATATGATTCTAAAGATATTCCTAATTCCACTCTTTTAGTTGCAGAAAGAGGATTTTTAAATACTAATATTAGATCTCATACTATTGACGGATATGACGGTTACGATCAATTAAGTCCAATAGTTAGATTTTTTCAAGGTTGTGAAGAAGTAAATACATTAATAAATGAAGAAGCGTCGAATTTTAATTATAATAACTTCGCTTATACTTTAGCGGATGGATATAAAGAAGAAACAAAAGACTTATTAACTACTGATTTAAGTTTTACGGAAGCTCAACAAATAGATTTTCCTGTTTATCCGCAAGAAGGATGGAGAAGAACTGATTTAGATGCATTTTTTAAAGGACAATGTTTAGATACTTATTTTGGTGGAGAATCTGGATGTGCTGACGGATATAATGTAGGTAATCAAATTCGAAATGTATCAATTTCAGATATTAATGATCAACGTCAAGAATTTATATTGAATTTTACTGGCGAACCTGTAGTTTTGGTTAAAAGATTATGGAAAGGTATTCGTTGTAGTTGCTATGAACCAAATAAAGAAAGTGCAGAAAGTAGGTGTCCGAACTGTTTTGTACCAGGAACATTGGTAAATACTGAATTGGGATGGAGACCTATTGAAGATATAAAAATAGGAGAAAGAGTATTATCTTCTGATGGTTATTATCATAAAGTATTAAGAACCTTTAAAAATGATTATAACGGAGAATTACTTTCAATTCAATCTTCAGTTTCCTCACAACCAATTTTAACAACTCCTGAACATCCATTTTTGGTAATGCGTGGAAAACACCAAAGTTTAATTTCTAAACCATGTGATTCTTCATGTGATACATATATTAATAATGGAGATGGTGATGGAAATCAAAGGCCTCATAATGTACAAATTTTACCATCAGGAAATTGGTGGGCTAGAGTTCATACTGTTGAAGGTAAACGTATAACATTAGGTTCACATAAAACAAAAGAAGATGCTGTTAATGCAATAATAAATTATAAAAAAGAAAATTATAAATTAGGTCATAATTTAGATTGGGATGAAGCTGAAAATATCAATAAATATGATTGGTTAGTTTCTAAATGGAACAGTGAAATTAAAGATGTTGATATAATAAATATACCTCAAGAATTTTTAAAAAACACAAAATTAGGATTGCAAAGAAATGGTGTTGATAAATTTGAATTAAACGAAGAATTTTTATGGATTATTGGTATTTATATTGCTGAAGGTAGTTGTTCCAAGAGATCATTGAATTTTGCTTTACATAAAGAAGAAACAGTATTTCAAAATAGAATCATAACATTTTTTCAAAAATTAGGCTATAATGCTAAATTAATTACTTCATCAGAAAATGGCGTTTGTGTTGTGGTAAATAGTACAACATTAGCTTTATGGTTTCCAAAATGGTTAGGGCATTTATGTTACAATAAACGAATACCTCAAGAATTAATGCAATTACCGGTTGAAAAAACCTGGGCTTTAATTAAAGGAATTTATGATGGTGACGGATCTAAATCAGATCATGAAATTGGGCAAACTTCAAGAATATTAGCGCTACAATTAACTGAATTATTACATAGAGTTGGAGAGCAACCATTAATAAGACGCCAACGTTCAAAAGTTCTTACACCAAAAGGTAATGTTAGAAAATTATGTTACATTGTATCATGGGCAGAAGATACATTGAAAAATTCTAATAGAAAATGTAGGTGGAATTTTAAAGGTGAAATTTTAGCAAGAGTAAATGAGGTTGAAAAAATTCAATATAATGGTCCTGTTTATAATTTAGAAATTGAAGATGATCATTCATATATTGTTGAAGGTATCATTGTACATAATTGTCATGGGACATCTTTTATTACCGGCTTTGAGCAATTTTATAATCCACGAAGATCTGATGGTAGAATTATGGTGCGTTTTGGACCTTATACAGACGATGTAAAGCAAGAAGATTCAGGGTTAGAATCAATTGCAATTCATGACTGTAGAGCTTTAACTACCCCTGTTATTAAAGATAGAGATTTTATTATTCGTTTTAATGAAGATGGAACTGAAGAATATAGATATGAAGTTTTAGATGTTACTAGAAATAAAATATTTTATGGCGTTTCTGGTGTGCAAAATTTTAAAGCTCAAAGAATTAGAAAAACTGATCCTATTTATTCTTGGAGAGCGATTAGATCCACTGCCACAATGCCAAACAAAGTTAATACTTCAGTTGGATTATTATTAGGACCTAATAATACATTTATTCCTCATACGCACCAAATTGTATTAAATGAAAATATTACAGCTTTATCACAAGTAAATCAAACTACATCAATGTCAAATGGGCATAATCATCCTATAATTAATGGTGTTATTCAGTCTTCTCCGATTGATGGACATACACATCAGATTATTAATTTTTAACAATTAAATTGATAATATCGCTGCATAATACAGTATTTTAATAGATTTTAAAAAAGGACTACGGATATGGATATTCAAAGTATATTTTCAATACAGACGGTATTTTTAGCTTTAGCAGTAGGCGTATTAACTCAAATGGTTAAAAATATAGTAGAAGCTAAATGGCCGAATTTACCCGCTAATAAAAATTGGGGCAAAGTATTTATTCCCAGTATATCACTTGGAATTGGCATGGCATTATCTGCAGGTACAAGTGTCATTCCAGGATTCTTAGCTAATGCAGTTTTACAGGATAAAATTATATACGGTATTATATCTGGATTTTTCTCTTCTTATGTATTTAGAGCTGCAAATGCTTTTTTGAAAAAAGAAGTTCCGGATGAATCAATTAATCCTCCTGCAATTCCAGCTCCACCAAAAGTACCTTCTTTCCCTACTGATAAAGATAAATAAAACGTTATATAATATAAATATGTTAACTAGAATTAATACAAGGTGTGATAAATGAGTAATTTTCCTACAGTTTTAGATGATGATAATTCCATTTATCGTATTGATGATAATTTATCTGAATTAGGTGTTTTTACTATAAATCAACTAAGATCAGCTGTTTTTGCAATTGAAGGTTATCTAGGATTAACTGGTCCTGGATCTTTATCTTCAATGTCAAGCCGTTTAGATGTATCATTAAATCCTGACGGAACAATTAAAGCATCTGCTCTTACAAGTGTTGGTTTAGCTACTTTACCAATTGTTAATTCTCAAGTTGGAACAAATGCTGGTATTTTAGAATCTAAACTTCATTTAGATTATGGAACATCGGATTTACATACCTTAATTCAAGCAAATTCTACATTGTTAAATTCTTTATCTGTATTTGAAGCAGCTTTAGAAGTTAAAGTTAATAGTCATATAGCTGGTGGTCCGGCTTCTAATTTAAGACATGTAGCTAGTCATATTGATATCAATGCTCATCCTACTGATTCACGAGATGGATCTTTTACTTGGGGTGGATTAATTGATAAAGATGGCTATCAATTAACCGCTACTAATGTTGCTGGCGCCTTAGATCAAATTAATACAACTTTAACTGGACATCAAAATCAAGTACTTGACGCTCATCCTGCTTCAGCTATTTCTGTAGATACTTCTAATTTTTCAGAATTATTAGCTACTTCGGAAAATGTTCAACAAGTACTTGAAAACATTGATGATATTGAATTATTACAATTAGGCACTCATAGAGCTACTCAACATTCAAATGGAATTCCAAAAGCCGCAAGATCGTTAAATTTGAGTTCAGCTACTACATTGGGTTCGGATGGATATAATTTAGAGGTTGTTAGTTCTACACCTTGTCAAACTTTCGTTGCCCATAATCCTCCTGGTATTGCCCCTATAGATAATGTTTCTGTAGGAGATAGTATTATTACATTTAAGCCAGCAACAAATGTAGGGTCTGTATTTGATGCTAAATTTTCTCAAGTTAAAGTTGGCGATATTATTAGAATAAATTATGGATCAATTGAAGATATTCGCAGGGTAGAATCAATTAGATTTACTCCAGGTTCAGAATGGGTTATTAGAATAAATGGAGTTAATTTAATTGATACTGATGGTTATACAGCTTTAGCTCGTATTGATCGTCCATTATATGATTCTAATACTAGCGGTGTATTGGCTGTAGCTGCCGCAAACCCTGTTCCTTTGGCTAGTTTTGCGATATTAGGAAGTGTAATTATAGGCGATCCGAGAGGGGCTACTGCTCTCGGTATGAATTTTGATGTTAATAAATTTACTTCTAAAAATTATAATTTATATTTAGAATTATATCCTACAGGAAATCCTGCTGACCATGTTATTAAATTACCTGCTGTAGATGTAACTGGTAATGCTGGAGCTACTCCTGGATTATATACTTTGGATGATATTGTTACTGCTACTAATAATGCATTTAGAGCTACAGGTTATAATTTTAGATTTATTGCTTATTCTGTAAATGGTAATTTTGGAATTATGTTAGCAGATTCTATTGATGGAGCTTCTTTTGCTATTATTAATGGGTCTAATGCTACAGGTTCATTAACTAATGGAACTTATGTACATAATGTTATTGGCGATGCAGATGGACTTCATATTGATCCATTAGGTTTTGGATTTGAAAATGCAAATTTAGCCAGCCCTACGTATCAAGCTAGTTGGCTAGATGCTACTGCTGCTCAAATTCCTACTAAAATAATACATCCAGTTAAATCACGAAATTATATAGTTAACGGCCGTCCATTTGATAATTTTAAACAAAAAGATTTAACTACAAATGGTTTCTGGGTTGCTGATATTGATTCAAAAAACATTACTGGTATATCTGTAGAAGTTACTTATAAAGTTAATACGGTTTTAGATACTGCAGGATTAAAACCTGGTAAAACTATTATTGTTCAGCCAGCTGTTGGATATTCGGATCCACTTTATAAAGATGTTGATTATGGTAGATTTATTATTAAATCAGTTGTATTTAATAATTGTCACTGTGTAAATGATTACACATTAATTACAGTTATAAATGGCGTGCATGGTACTAGTAATCCATTAAGTATAACTTCTAATACTGGTTTACCTGTAAGATTATATTTTGGTGAAGATTCAGTTGGTTTTGATGATCAAAATATAATTGATCAATCGGATACTTCTATAAATTATCATAGATTTCATGAAATTTATATCTCAGATCAAAAAACTACATTTTCTCATGAACGTGCAAGAATGGCATATACTACCGAAACGTCTAATTTATTAGATACTAGTAATTGGCATATTCTTTCAGTTTCGCCTAAGTTTAGAGGATATAAAGATACATCTGGATCATTATTAAATAAATACATTAGATTATTAATCACTAATTATAATAGTCAAAGTGGTGAATTTGATGGATATTTAGGAGAAAGAGATAATGTTACAAACCATATATTTAATACTGGTAGATTGATTCGTGGTAAAAAGAACGTTCCAGTTAAATTTTATGATGATACAGATTTAGATTATATTGAATTTGTTTTTAAAGATGAAAGTACAAGCTTACCTACTACTGTTATTCCAACCAATAAATGGCTGGATATTGAAATTTTTCCATCATTATTATTAGATCAAGAGCTTTTACCTTTAGCTAGTTGTGAAGTCAATTGGACTCCATTAGCTGGTAGAAATATAATTTCATACGTTAAAAATTTAAAGCAATATGGAAGTATTTCCGAGTTAGAATTTACACAATCAGCAGTTAATTTTATAACTTCTGGTGATAGATTCCTTCATGGAAATGGTATTTTATCAGGATTTGATGCCGATATAGCTTTAGGTTCAAATAAAGTTTTAGTACATGGTGGTACTGCTTTAGTAAATGGTAAAATTGTAACTTCTAATAGTTCATTTATTAACATTCCACTTACTCTAACATCACAAGAATATGGTGATGGTGGTGGTAATATGGATTGGATTGTTTGTATTGATGAGTATGGTGGTATAAAATATTATCCATTAGTTGAAAGTAAACGTGAATTATTAGTTATCGATCCAGATGCAGGCGTTAGTTATATAATTACATCTTATACATTTCCGGAATTAATAAGTAATAAATCTGTAACTCCATTATATATAGTTAATGTTACTGTTACTGTCGTTGTGGGTAACAGTACTATTGTTTATAATTCATGTTCTGATGCGAGAAAATTTGTAAAAAATGAAACTAATTTAATTCCTCTTACTTGGGTAGGCAAAGAAATAAATGATTCAGATGTTTCTTCTACTACAGAATTAAATGGACATTTTAACACTATCAATCAAATAATAACATGGATTAATTGGACTAAATCTCCGTCAAATTTAATTAAATTAAAGGGCAATATTATATTAAATAGTTCTTTAGATTTACGCTTTTTGCTTTATCCAACAGTTTTTGATGGTGAAAATGGAGCGAGTATTACTGTTAAAACAAATAGAGGTATATTACCTTCATTATTTGGAAATATAACTTTTAAAAATATATCTTTTAATTGGATATTAGACAGTTTAACTTATGCAGCTGGAGATAATGTTAATTTAGATACATCAGGCTCTCCATCTTTAACTTCTTCTAATGGTCTTATCTATGTATTTAATGATTCTGATGATCTTAAAAACATAACTATTGATAATTGTGTATTTACTGGAACTTTTCCACAATCACAAAGGCCACCATACATTGCATTTATCGCTAATACATTTAATGCAAGATTTAATAATATTAAAATCACAAATAATCAATTCAATGATCCATTTGGTTTAAATAACCAATGCGCTATAGCTATTGTAAGCTTAGGGACTAGTAACATTAGTAGTAACTTAACTGATTCGGGTTTATCAAATTCTGTAATTGATAACAATATTGCTAATAATAACCAAAGCATCATTGTTAGCACTTTAGCTAATAATACTCTTAATAGAACTGCATTTTTTTGTTCTAATGTAAATATTAGTCGAAATAGAGTTGGTGCTATCGGTTATTTAATAAGTTCATATTTCGAAAGTAGTTTAGTATCTGTTTATAAATTTGATTCTAGCGGATTAAATATATTTAATAATACAACAACATATATTGGTACTTTAGATAGCACTGGTAAAATTTTAGATGACCATTTTTATTCTATTAATAATGTTGGTTCCGGTGATGTTATTATTAAAGATAATTTTACATCACTTATTTTCTGTAATTTTTATCCATGTTATAACACCGGAAATACAGAATATGGTGAATCATTATTGATTTCTGGTAATAAATTAAGATTTCCAACTAATTTTAGTTCATTAATTACAGCTTATGGTTATCCAGATTCTAGCACTGCAATTTCTGTAGTTGGCTGGGTAAATAGACCTGGTGGTTCAACTACATTACAAACTGATGCAAGAATAGTTCAAATATTAGATAATAATATTATTTATACTGTCAATTCAGTTTCTAATACTGTTTTATCTTATGATCGAGGCATTAATGTAGAATCAACTGGCGCAATTATAAGAGGAAATGTAATTAGAAACTTCCACTTATATGGAATTAATTTTGATAATAATATTGACCGTAATAAACCTGTAAAAGTTGATATTGTAGGAAATCAACTTTATAATATAATTACTACGGCTACTCATTATATTGGCATGAGTGATAATGGTGGAAATAGTACTTACTTTACCTGTGTAAATAACTTTTTTGATACAACAAGTACTAACGGTTTACCAGAATATATGATTGGAAGAGGCAATATAAATCCAACGAATTTTATTATTAAAGATAATACCAATCAAACAGATTCATTTGCTATTAGAGCTATTGATTTTGGTAAAATTGTTTATGATGGCGGTGGTGTTAATTACGAACCTCTGTTTAATCCAAGTCCATTTATTGGCCCTGATTCTATTGCTTATTATCCTACTGGTAGTTTATCTAGTCCTGGTAATTTTTCACAACTAACTGTTAAGATGAATTTAAATTCATCAGGATTTACTTGGTTCCTTCCCATTTCATCTATTAAACAAAACGTTAAATTTAAATCCGCCAAAATATATTATACACAAATAGAAAATGCCAGTGTTACTAACCAATTGTTTTTAAGATTAAGAGATGCTAGATATTTTAGCGGATTAATACCTACAGGTGGACCAGATATTACTATTTCGATAGTTAGTACAAATATCACAGGTAATGCCAGTGGCTTTATTGAATTAAGTTTATCAACTCTGTATCAAATGACGGATAGTTTAAGTTTAGAAGTTATATTTGAGCCAGGAGGGGGAGTGGGAGATAGAACTCTCTACTTAGAACCATTATTGTATACTTTTATTTATTGAGAATCGCAACAAAAAACTATTCCATTTTGAAACTTTCCAGGAACTAAAATACAGGAAGGGTCAGGTGGATTAGTTTCATAATCTGCTGGAGGATTAAAACATGCATATACTTGATATAAATTATATGGATAAGCTAAAGGGCAAGTTTTTCCAGGTAAATAATTACATCCGCCAGTACAAATATTAGCATCAATTGGTGGTAATAATTGTAAAATCGGCTGCTCTGGCATTTGTGTGTTTATTGTATAATGATGAAAACTATAATCATACGCGCCTCCACCTTCATAACAAACTTGATATGGATCTTTACAACTTCCACAATTAATTGTTCCACCACAATTATCTGACATCATACCGCATTCTACTACATTTACATTTTTATGATTATAATTTTCACTAATATTCTTTTGTACTGTATTTGGATATATTTGATTATATGAATTATGAGAAGCTAAAGTTTTTGCATAATCTTCACAAGTTAAAGGTTTACAAGCAGCACCACCAGTTCCTGCATTTCCTCCGTGTGACATGCTTCCTCCAATATTTACCATTCCAGAAGACCCACCTATATTACTCACTCCAGCTGTACTCCCTCCAGTTTCTAAATCAGAACCACCTATATTATTCATTCCAGCTGTACTCCCTCCAGTTTCTAAATCAGAACCACCAGTAGATAAACCAGCAGTTCCAGCATTACTAAATCCAGCTTCAGAATTAGCAAATCCGGCTTCACCTATATTATTTACTGATTCAGCTGAAAATTTATCTCCACAACCACTTAAAATCATCATAATTCCAATAAATTTAAAAAGTTTCATTTTCATTTTCTCCTTGAACTTAAATTAAACACTCAAAAATCTATTGTCAAGAGCATAGATAATTTAATATATTTCCTAGAAACTATAGATATTTATGCATTAATATATGGCTACTGGTGGTATTAATTTTGGCTCAACTACTGATTTATATAAAATATATTCAATAGTTCAAAATAATTTTATTAGATATACTAAAGATATTATTCTATCCACTCTTAAGGAATTTTTTGCTAAAGATTCCATGTATCATTATGTTTATGATGAATACGGTTTTGCTAAAGTTAATGATCATACTGACCAAAATATTAATGCTGGCCTTCATGATGATTTAACTACTAGAATTTATATAGGTGAATTAAATAGATTCAATGTAATTCACTATCCATCCGTTCTAGTTGGATTTACTGGCGCAAGATCCGTACCAATTTCATTAAATCGCGATCAAGGAAGAGTTGATTATGTCACAACTACTTTCATTGATGGATACGGAAATGAAAAAACCGCCCAAACTCCCTACGCCTATATCCTGTCTGGCGCTTGGGAAGGATCTATCTCAATTGATGTTTACTCTAAAGGCGTTCGAGAAAAAGACGATCTTATCGAATTAATTTCCATATTATTCGTAGATTTAGCTTGGAATAGCCTTTATCGAGCCGGTGTTGCCATAAAACCTAATGTCCAAATAGGGTCCTTAGGTTTTAGTGATGATAGAAATGATCGGCTTTATAAACAATCTATTACGCTTGAATTTAGAACAGAATGGCGTAGAGAAATATTAGTTAAAAATATCCTCGAAGTTATAAATTTTTGCGCAGATTTTGGTGAACTTTTAACCGACCCAGCTCAATTAGCTCCAAATTTGTCTATTAAAGAATCAATTAATTTATTAGATAACATAAATATTTTAGCTTAACTAACAAAATTATTAAAATAAGGGGATAATAACATATTATTTTGAGGTAATAATATCACATAAGATCAAGTTGTTATCAAATAATTTTTTTGAGGATTAATAAATGTCAAATATTCCTGGCGCACCAAACGCTCTTCCTAACACATATTCTGAAGTTACCACGTTATCAAGCGGTGTTTCTGTTCCTGGTGGCATTCGACTTGCCGCTATAATGGGAGAAGGAGCTCGCGTCGAAACTCTTATCTCAAGCGCCAGAGGATCAGGAAATGATGGCCTTAATTCCACTTATACCAATACTACTGGTCGTGATGGTCGCCACTTCTTAGTCAGTAAATATCCTCTCATTAGCAATCGTACTACTCTTTATAAAAACGGTATCCCACTAGTAGGTTTAGAAGATTCCATTGATTCAAGTTCATTTCCCTCTCAATATGATTACCGTGTCGAAATTGCTACAGGTAGAATCGAATTACAAACTGCAGCTCTAGTTGATCAGGGTGGAGCTTTTTATTCAGCCTCTGCTCTTAACGTAGGTACAGGTACAATTAATTCATTACAACTTTTAGATGTTAACGCCCCTACTGAAACTTGGACTATCCGCTGCACTTCCGTTATTCGTGATGGTTATGGCGCTCCTATTGATGGCTATGCTAAATTTATTGCTCAAGGTTCTGTTTCTGGTTTAGTTCTCGATGGTTATGGAAATCAAATCGTTTGGCAATCAAATGGCGTAACTGTTAATAATGGAATATTAACATTTAATATTACTGAAGGTTTAACTGCCCTCCGTGAAGGTGATAAATTTATTATTAAAGTTAAGAGTGGAGCCTTATTAAACGGTGATTCTCTTTCTGTTACTTATATCGCAGAAAGTGATATTAATGATATTGAATTTTTTGATGATATTAATAAATTAACCGCAAAACATGGGTACTCAAGTTTAACTAATAGACTTTCTTTAGGTGCTCAATTAGCTTTTGCAAACGTTCCTCCAGGTGTATTTACTTGCCAAACTGCTCCCTCTGTTCCCCGCCGAATTTCTTATTTATTAAAAGATTCAGCTACCGGGAAAGTTACTAAAGATGATTTAATGTTTGATCTTCCTATCGGCGTAACACCCGATCCAGACTCAAGAATTAATTTCTTTATTACCGATCCAGTTACAGGTATCGAAACTCAAATTGTACCGAATAAAACTGCATTCTATGACCCTACGTTAACAACTACTCCTCAATCATTTATATTCGGTGCAGGTTATACTTTTTCTTATACTGTTGTTATGGAAAATTCAGTTATCAAAGAAAGTAATGATGGCGTATTAACTGTTACAACTGGTACTCAAGCCACTTTATCCAGCTCTAATGTAAGTTTTAATATTGATGATCTTAGTGGAACAAGAAGCGTTTATATTTATGACGCAACTAATTCACAAAATAATGGCGTCGCTACCGTTGTTTCTGTTAAAAATGGTATCGTAACTCTAACTAAAGGTGGTGGTTTCGTTACTGAATCTCATATCGTTTTTGAAGTTACCGATTCTGCTGCGAAAACTGCTAAAATCTTATTTACCGATGATTTAGTATTAAGTTTAGGTCAATCATTACGCGCTACTCTAGTTGATGTTAAAGATGCAGATTTCTTTGATGTTGGCTGGACTACCGCTTATGAAGCTCTAGAAAAAATTGATTGTGATATCGTTGTTCCTCTTCCTTCTCAAACAATTTCCGCTATTTTCTCAGAAGGTAAACAACATGTTACCACTATGAGTAATATCGAAAATCAAAAAGAACGTGTATTATTTATCGGTGCAATTCGTGGTCTAGCTCCAGAAAATGTAATTGGTACCACTGATGCTGCCGTTGAAGATATCGGTGTTCTCGAAGGTATTCAAGGTGATGATGTATCCGAAGTATTAGCCGGAAATGTTGAAGATCTCGCAAATTATGGTGTTCAAGCTGCTTATGGCGATACCTTTAGAGTTGTTTATTTCTACCCTGATGAAATCGTTGTTCAAATTGGCGCCGATAGAACCATAGTTGATGGCTTCTTTATCGCTGCTGCTGCTGCTGGTTTCTTATCTGGCGTAACTAATATCGCAATTCCGTTAACTAATAAAACATTATCTGGATTTACGATTCTCCGTGATAAGATTTTCCGCCCAATTACATTACAGCAAATTGCAGCTGCTGGTATTACTTTATTACAACCAGTTTCTGGTGGTGGTAAAGTATTATGGGGTAAAACAACTACATTAAGTGGTTTCCCTGAAGAAGAAGAAATCAGCATCGTTTTTATTAGAGACCGTGTTGCTAAGATTATGAGAGCCAGTTTCTTAGGGTTTATTGGTGGAGCTGAATCAAGTGCTCTACAAGGATCTCTAATGTCACGTGCTACTGGTATATGCAATAGTTTGGTTACTCAGGGTCTAATTACTGCTTATAAAGGTTTGAAGATTGCCAGAGATTCTGTTGATCCGAGGCAATGGAACCTATCTCTTCAGATACAACCCACCTATCCGGTCAATTGGATCTTTATTAATATCGGCATTGGCATTTTATAAAAAAATAAAATTTCAAAAATCGATATACTTTTGAAGTTGGTATGTATTTTATTATGGAAGAATACATACCGACACCAGAAGTGATAGAAGAAATTAAACAATTACTTGAACAAAAGTGGTCTATTAATAAAATTGCCAAAAAATTCAATGTTGGTTGGAGAGTTATTAAAAAAATAGTTAATAAAAATAATTTTGTAAATAGACAATGTCATGCATCGATTCTAGAAAATGAAGAATTAGTAAATTCTATAAAAAAAATTATATGATGAAATGGTTCCTTTAAGAGGGATTGCAAAAGAATTAAATTTATCTTTTAAATCAATACTTAAAATTTGTGAAAAATTAAATTTAAATTATAGAGAATTAAAAGGTGGTAAAAAAGCAATAATTAGACCAACAGAAAAAATTTGTACAAATAATGATGGAAAAGGTTGTGGTATTAAAAAACCAATTGATCAATTTAGATGTTTAACCAGAACTAGAAATAGTGGAAACTCATATATTTATTATTCAACATATTGTTTAGAATGTGAACCTAAATATAATCTTGTTTCTTCTAGAAATCATTATAAAAATAATAAGCAAATATACAGGATGCGAAATAAAAGAATACGGGAAAAAATGAAAACAAATCCCGTTTTAAAATTACGAGCTAGAGTATCTGGAGCTGTGTTAAAGCAATTACGTAAGTACCATGGTTCAAAACAAAATAATTCAATTATGAAATATTTACCATATTCTATTAAAGAATTAGTTGATCATTTAGAGGCTCAATTTAAAGAACCTGGTAATGAATGGATGAATTGGGAAAATTATGGAAATTATAAGTTTGGAAAAGGCAGAAAGTGGCATATTGATCATATAGTACCACAATCTGCTTTACCATTTGACTCTATGGAACATCCTAATTTTTTAAAATGTTGGGCTTTAGAAAACTTAAGACCATTAGACGCAGTTGAGAATATTTCAAAAGGAAATAAAATAATTAACATAAATAAATAACAAGTATTTAAATAATGCAGGGTAAGTTATGCATATTAAAACATAATTTTATGAGGAACTTATCATGACACTTAGATTAAATAACCCTGGAACTACTAGAGTAGTTGATCCTGCCACTGGTAAAAATAGAACCGCCACTCATTTATCTACTAATATTAATATTTTAGTTGAAGGTATTGCTGTTGGAGCAATACAAAAAATGCAAGTTACTGAAAAGCGATCAATTAAAATGGTCGATGAGGTAGGGGGAGATGGCCATGTGGACAGTGCACCTACATCGTCTACTGATGTAAGTGGTTCAATTGATCGTACTCGATTTGATGGTCAGAGAATTGCCGAAGCATTTATGAGAGGTTTCGTGCATGTTAAGTCTCAGCGTTTACCGTTTGATATTGAGATTCAGGATACGTTTAAGGGTGGTGATGATCAATCAGTTGTAATCACTACGATAAGAAACGTATGGATACAGAGTATTGATTATACATACCAAGCTGATAATTTTATAATTGTTGAAGGTATGAGTTGGGTAGCAGAGACGATCGATAGTATTATGGGTTCAGGAGCTCCAGTTGTTGGGGACGTGAATGCACGAGGCGTAGCGTTAATAATCAATCCATTTGAGCGTCAGGCTGATATTGGGCTTTATCGTGGTGCATTGGATGGGGCTGGGTTATTAAATGCGATTGAGGGTTCTACGCTTTAATAGGCTCCGTAGTTATATAAATTATAACATTTAATACTATTATTTTTACAATTTAGAAAAATATATTATTTAGCATATTTATGACTAAATGATATATATTATATTATTAATTAAGGAGTATTAGATGGCAAACATAGAAAGTCCGTTAGGTACAGTTACGCATTCAGCTGGGAAGAGAGTATTAACAGTTGATGATCAGTCTGAGGATTTTGAAACGAGAACATTTTCGTCAAATAATTCTGATGAAGAATTTGAGTCTAGATTTAGTAAAGAAGAGTTAGAGCAATTAGCGGCAGATCGAGATAGATTAAGAAGTACTCGAAAGGAAGCACAAGCTCAAAAAAATAAAATACCTGAAGCGGTAAAGAAGCGATTAGAAATTTTAACTGGTATTGGTAGATTAACTGAAGATATTGTTGTTGATAATGTAACATTTTCTATTAGATCATTAAAGCCGAAAGAGAATAGAGAGATAGTGGAGCATGCGGCAACGAAGGATTTAACGGTTAGTCAGGCGTTTGATATTAGAAGTCAGACGATAGCTAGAGCATTATATAAAATAGATGGTCAGCTGATAGGGGCAGTATTAAATGATAACTCAATAGAAGGTAGAGTTAATTTTGTTGAGGAGATATTAGAGGAATCGTTAGTAAATCATTTATATAATAGATATCAAGAGTTATTGGTACAGAATAAAAAGAAATTTTCGAGTTTGGGTGATACAGAAGAAGAGGTGCTTGAGAACGTAAAAAAATTGTAAAAGAGTCCGATCATAGATTCATTTGGTTTTTGTGTCAGAAGTATCAAAAATTGCCGGATGATGATTGGTTTGAAGAAATCGATCCTATGGTGTGGCTCTGGATGTATATGAGTTGGATAGAAGATCAAAATTCGAAGCATAAATTTGCTAGAGATTATTCTGTATTTTTGGGTTCATTTAGTAATCCAGAAGCGGCGAAGCAAATTAATAAGAGAGATGATCCTGATTATGCATTGGATGATGAAGAATTTGAGAAGTCTTGGGAAAGAGTTATAGCTGATAGAGATAAAGTAATTAATAATGACGTAAATAAAGTTGAAAATGAAGGTAAATTAAGGCATAGAAGAAGAGTCTCTAAAAAGGTAATTAAATAATGGCTGACATAAATGATGTTAAATCTGTAACTGATCTGTTATCACAAGTAACGGATGGTTTTAAGGATTTTTTTTCAAATTTAGAAAGTACATTAGAAAAATTATCTGGAATACCTACACTTTTGGGTGGGGCGGATAACAGTTTAAATAAGGTAATAGATTCTTCAAAATTAGCAAATCGATCATTAAGTGAAACGAATGCTACGAGTTTAAATTTAACTAAGACGATAACAGATTTTGGCTCAAGTTCAATTTCTGTATTTAAGGCATTTTCTGAAGGTAGTCATGAAAGTATTGATGCATTAGGAGATGTTAATAAAGGTATTACTACAGTTATTTCTTCAGTGGGATTATTAACATTAGGTGGGTCAAATGCGTTTTCTGGATTAAATGATGCTTCTAAATATACAATAAGTAATTTAAATGATTCTTTTATTCCTGTTTTAAATAGAGCATTTAGTTTATTAAATATAGGAACAGGTGATGGTCTTACGAGGACAATAAAAGATATTGCGACTAGTGGGGTTTTAGCTGTAGATTCGATTAATAATTTAGAAACATCATTGTTGGCTTTACATGCTCAAAGTGGTGATTTAACTACGGTATTGGATAAGACTGGATCATCACAAAGTAATCTAACTAAATTAACTGATGAATATATTGCATCAATAGCGAGAACGGTAAATCAAACTGGTGCATCAATAAATACGGTAATAAATTATTCCAAGGAAATATTGAAAATTCCTGGATTATATAATGAAATAATAAAGACTCCATTGGGGGAAAATTTAAGTTTTACTGAAGCAGCAATGAAGGCTACAGCAGGATCTACACAAGATTTAGGTGCTACTTTAGAGATTGCGAAGCAGCAGATGTTAAATTTTAAAAATAGTGGACAATCTTCATTAGAGTTATTGAGTAGAATGCAATCAGTAAGTCAGTCATTAGCAGTACCGTTTAATTTAATTCAGAGTCAAGTAAAACAAACGGCGGATCAATTTAAATTTTTGGGAGATAATACTCAAGGTGCATTAACGATATTTAATCAAGTTGGAGAGGGGTTACAAAAATCAAAAATTGGTCCTGGAGCTATGGCGGAGTTAGTTAATGATGTTGTTGGGTCTATAGGGCAATTAGATATAGCGCAGAAATCATTTTTATCGGCTCAATCTGGTGGGGCGGGAGGTTTGCAGGGTGGATATCAAATTGATCAATTATTATCAGAGGGGAAGATAAATGAAGTCTATTCAAAGATAGAGGCTTCATTACGTCAGGAATTTGGTGGTAAGATAACTACATTAAAAGAGGGAGCTAGTGATGCTGGTTCTGCTCAGCAATTAACAAAAGAGGTTGCATTTTTAACACAGGGTCCGTTTGGTCAAATTGTTAAGAGTAGTCAAGAAGCGTATAAATTATTAGAGAGTTTTAAGGCTGGAATTACGCCAGTTAAAGCTCCTACAGAATCTGAATTAAAAACAGGATTAAGTCAAACAATTGATAAGGGTTCAGAATTAGAGAAGAATCAATATACTGAATTGCAAAAAATATCCAATAATACTGATATTTTTAGATTATATGCTCAAAAAGAATTGGGCCAAAATGTAAGAGAAGTAACAAAAACTGAGTTAAATAATGTAGCAAATCCGACATCATTGGAAGAGTCTACACAAAATGCTCCGAATGCAAGTAAAGCTTTATTATATACTGGTACGGATATTGTTGCTGGAGTTAAGGATGTATTTAATAAATTAACTAGTACAAATTTAGTAGAACCAACAAATATAGAAAGTAATTTAAAAAATAGAATAAATGTAGAAGCACCAACTGAGTCATTAAAAACGATAACTAATAATATATTTCAACCTACGCCTGTGGAGATTAATTCATCAAGAAATAATCAAAATAATATACCGCAAGTTATTTCTCCAGATATAAATGCACAAAGAAATAGAGATGAAATATTGAAACAGCAGCAAGAAGAGAGACCTGATACAGTTTTGGCTAGTTCAAAGGGTGATCAGACATTAATAATTAAAGTTAATAGTACTGGATTAAGTGGAGTTGAGGAAGAAAGAATAATTGCAAAGGCTAGAGTTAGTACAATTAAGGCAATAGAAACGAGTGATCATAATTCTAGTATAGTTGGTCATCAGGGTAATCAATAGGAAAATATATGGCATTTCAACCTTTACAACCATCAGATCCATTTGAAACAGCTGGAAGATTAAGTGGAAATTCGAAGAGTAATTTTTCGTCTAGTTATAATTCTGGACAAAATTTTACAGCAACACAAGGGCCGGCGCAGAGTGGATTTGGAACTCGTCAAAGTCAGGTACCAAATAATAGGGCAGCTGGGACGAAGAGAAATTTAATGCGATGGTTGGTTCCAGAGATGCCGATAGTTGAGATGTATGTAAATCCGCAATCTGTTAGTTATAATTATTCTAAGCAGATAACTGAGCAAAGAACGAAAGGTGGTTATGTACTTCAATATTGGGGAGAAAATTTAACTACATTAACATTGGGAGGAACTACTGGGACATCTGGTATTGAGGGAATTAATGTTTTATATGATGTATATAGGAATGAGCAATTGATGTTTGATCCGTATGCATTAGTTTTACAATCTCAAGTTGATGCTCAGGCCCAAAGTGATACGAATTTTGATTTATTTGGAAATTCTGCATTAAATCCTAGTGGTCCAAATAGTTTTAATGGAGTTGCGAATTTATTAACTGGTAAATCAAATGTAAATACAGGTACACGTCCTAAGCCTACATTAGCATCTATGGCTTTTACAGTTGAATTATATTGGTCTGGAGAGGTTTATAGAGGATATTTTAAGGATTTTACAGTAGTTGAAAGAGCTGATAATTTGGGAATGTTTGATTATACGATTAATTTTAGGGTGACACAGAAGCGTGGATTTAGGCAGAACTTTTTGGGATGGCACAGATCGGCAACGAGTGGCCCGAGTAATTCAAATCCTAATTATGGAACGCCTCATAGTTTTGCCGCTTCATTGGATGCGATACCTACAGCTCAGAGAAACAGTGTTGATCAGCCTGGGTTAAATAGTCCATTTGTTGATATAGGTAGAAATACGAATAGTAATCTTAATGATCAAGGAAATGCTGTTATTAATGCATTTGATGTATAATGAGTTTTTTAGGTAATATAAGTACAGCAGGAAATAAATTATTAGGAGCGATAAATGAACAATTTACTCCTGGTGAAAATACTCCAAGAAGTTTAGATTCGGTAGATCCATCTGATCCGGATAGAACTACGAATTTTGGTACTTTGGGTGATTTTGCGTCAAAAATAGATAAAAGTGCATTACGCTCATATGTGGAAACTGGATTAATTAGAAATGTAAAACCACATAATTTAGAAATATTAATGCAGGAACCTGAGTTAACAGTAATTGTTAAAAAGCGATTATTTTCATCATTAATTGATAATTATAGATTTGAATTAATGTCACCTGAAGATAAGTTATTTATAAGGGCTAGTAAAAAATTATTTAAAAATAAATGTCAGGCTATAGCAACATATGAAAAATTAACAAAGATTGATCGTATTGTAAAAAATACTGGAATTTTAAATGAATTTTTGGTACCTCAAATTATAGCGGGTATTAATGGATTAAGCGCATTAGGTGTAAATATAGTAGATGGAAAAACTAAAAATATATTAGATACATTGCAAAAAGTAATGAGTTTTTCTGATCCTTCTCAAATTACAAATTGGAATGTGGCAAATGATCCTGCTTTTTATTCAGAGATGGGTGAGGGCACTGGTACATTTGATTTAACGTTAATTTCGAGTATAAATACAACAACTTCAACGAAATTTGGTAATGGAAGTTGTAGTTTAACAATTGAAGATCCGTACAATTTAATGTCAATAACGGAAGAAGATATTGAAAAAGCTTTAGCAGATGCTTCTAGTATATTTAATAGTAGCAGTTTTTTTAGAGAAACCCAAGATACATTAGATAAAATTATTAGTGATTATAAAAAACAATTAAATGATTCTAGGGTGCGAAGAGGTGCTGCTCCGATTAATTTTTTGATTAATGATGATACGATATTATATAGAAGAGTTCGGGCAATTGTTGATGAAATTGGGCAAGAAATATTTTTTAATTACGATCCTGGTGTTTTAGGTGTAGCGTCATCAGTTGATGTAGATGATAAGGGATTGCCTGTATTAAATCAATTAAATTCTGGAGAGTTGAAATTATTTATAAGTATAACAAAAAATATTTATCAATTATTAAATTTACAAAGATCAACTCAGTCTCAATTAAATAATTTGGATGATGCCACTCATGAAAATGTAAATTATGTACGAGATAAGATGACATTGCATTACATGGGTAAAACGATAATTCAAACTATGGATGTAATTCATGTTTTTATGAGTTCTAAAACAAGTTTGGATAATAAGGTAATAGGATTTGATAAAGCTAGTTTAAGTGGTGGTAGTTTATTAGGAGCTTTGAATAATGCTACAAATAATCTTCAACAAAGTTTTAATAATATTGCTGGTTTTTTTGGTGGTAATGTTCAGAATACTATGATTGAAGCGGAGAAAGATGCAATAGTTGGGGCAGAATTTCCGACATGGCTTTGGTTATTATTAAGAAATACATTTACGAGACAATCAGCTGGAGTTCAGGTTTTTACTGGAGTAGTTGGTCCGGCTACTAGTTCATATAATGCTAGTGATGGAAAATATATAGTAAATATTTCAGCTGAAGATAATACCAAATATATGAGAATGGGTCAAATTAATATTAAACCTTCTACAGATGTTTATAATGGTCCTTTGTATGATCCGTTAACTCCATTTAAATTAGATTTTGATGCTTCTACTGGGTTTCAAAATGGTGAATTTCCTGAATTATTAGATGAAAATAAAAAATTATTACAATCTGGATTAATTAAGTTTAAAAATGGACCAATGCGTGGAAGTATTGCGTCTGAAAGTTTATATAAATTACAAAATGGAGAACCTGTACAGGGAAGTTCTTCTTTGAATTATAGAGTTGTATTAAATGATCCTGATGGTTTTATTTATCGTTGGAAATCAGGAATTGGTGCATTAACTACTTTTGGTACTCCTAATCCATTAACTTCTATAGATACTAAATTAGGGCAATCATTAACAAAAGATCCATTTGCTGGTCAAGATGTAATGAATGTATTGTCATTATTAGTAACAGGTCAGCCATATAATTATAATACTTTCGTTGTTTCTGGAATTAAGTCTGGTAATTTATCTAGAGATGATATTCTAAATCAAGATGGATCGGTTTCTTTTTATAGAGGTTTGGTGGCAAGTTTAACTAAGGATAATTTAACTTGGGGTAATTTCATTCCATTTAAGCATGAAATTATTAATGAAAGAAGTTTAAATTTTCTAGTTAAGGGACAATTTGATGTTAGTACGGCTAATACTAAATTAAATGATTTATTGCAACAGAGAGCTAATTTTCTTGATCAATTGAGTTTAACAGCAAATGGGAAAGAATTTGCGACTAATCCTCAGGCATTTGCGATAAATTCAAATTATGTTCCTAAATTATCAAATACTGAAATTACAGCAAATGATCCAGCGGTAATTGCGGCTCAATCTATAGTTAATATAAATAAAGAAATAGCGGTTATTACAAATGATTTATTTAATTATTTATCATTGGCAAATATTAATAATGGATCTTTAAAGTTTTACGGTGATGATATTTCTTATGATCCTAATATTTCTGATGATAATTCTTTAACTGAAGAGCAAAAAGTTAAAAATAGAAAAGAATTTAGAAAAAAATTAAATTATTTAACTCAAAGACGATTATGGAAAGTTAAAGCTAATGAGGATGTTAATTTATTTATTGTAGATGATCAATATGATAAAAATTATGATATTCAGGCTTTTGAGAAAACATTAGCTGGAAAATTAAGTTTATTAAATCCTGAATATACACAAGTTGGAGATCAAATACCAAGAATTGCTGCAGAATTGGGATTAGAAGTATTTGCAGATTCTCAGGGTCACATTAGAGCTCGTCCACCTGCTTATAATAAAGTTCCTAGTTCTGTTTTTTATAAAATGATTAGGCAGACAATTGAAAAGAAAAAGAGAATATTTCCAAAAGTATTAGAAAGTTTATTTGTAAATCAAGTAGATGGAACAAAAGAACAATTAGAAATTAATGAAGATCAAATAAGATATAGATGTGCACTATTGAGTTTTAATGATGATGAAAGTTCAGAAAAATTCTTAAGTGGAAACGGTTCTAGTTTTAAATTTGTAACTGGGTCTGATGGATTTTTAGGTGGTCGAGATTTAAAAAATATGTTTCAAGAAGCTAATCCAGATTTAAAAGAAGGATTAACTTATAAACCATTAAAATCTATTAATTCAGTTCTTTCTGGACAGTTAAAACAGACTGCTATATTTAATTTTCAAATTAAGATTACAGCAGTTCAAACAAATAGTATTTTTGCTGCTGGAGTTAATGTTTCACGAGCTACAGAAATTGCGAATAGATTAAAAACAAAAGGAATTACAGTTACAAATCCTATCACCACTCAAATTACAACTCAAGTAGCGGCACTAGGGTTAATTGATGAAATAGCTAGATTAATTGCTGAGAGACAGAATTTAATAAAAACTATATCTAATGCTATGAAGAATCTTAGTGATGGAGTTGCTGTAAATACTGATCCGAAAAAAGCAAGAGCATTACTTTATCCAGCAATTAACACAAAAACAACTATGCCTGATTTATTAGAGCATATGATTGAGGATGAAGATAATGATGATTTAGGTCCAGGATCAGGGGCTAGATATATAATTAGAGATAATCAAATTTTAGACTTAAGTATTACGGAAAATGCTCCAGAATATACCAGTGTAGAAGTTCATGGATTATTTGCAGAGGGTTTGGCTTCTCCTCCAAACGCATTTAATTCTAATTCTGGTGGTAATTTAATTTCTAGTGCATTTGCTACAGATTATGATTTATGGAGAATGTATGGATTTAAAAAATCTCAACCAATTCCAGCGCATTCTTTATCTGATCCTGATTCGCAACTTGCCCCATTAGCTGTATTTCTTTTAAATAGAGCTAGAAAAAATATATTAAGAGGAAATTGCAGTATTATTGGAAATGAATATATGCAAGCTGGTGAAGTTATATATATAGAAAGTAAAAATTTATTATTTTATGTAGAAGATGTCAAACATTCTTTTTCTTATAGCGGACAATTTCAAACATCATTAAGTTTAAGTTTTGGTCATGCTCCTGGTGAATATATACCTACTATGTTAGATATAATTGGTAAAGCCTTATATTCTAAAAAACATAATGCAAATTTGGTTAGGCATGTTCGTCAGGGTTATGCAAATGGAGAAATTCCAATTACTTCATTAATAACAGAAAATAATATTGCAAATTCTGATATGGATAATTTAATTGGCGGTACATTTGGTAATCAGAATAGAAAAAATTTAATTAATATGGTAGTATCAGCTAGTGGTATTTTAACTCCAAATGTAGGTAAAAAACCAGTCTTAGAATTAAGAATTTATTATAATTCTGCTGCTGATACAAATTTAATTAATATAGCAAATACCGTACATGATTGGATATTAAATCCTACTTCTAAATCTTTGGGAGGTGATTTATTACCAGATGCAAAATATGATGGAAAAATTGGATTAAATCCTGAAGATATTAAAGTTGTTCAAGTGAAATTAGATGATACTAGTGTTTCTGCTTCTCCTTCACCTCAAGCTTGGAATTTGGTAAGAAATGCTATAGATACAAAGCCATTTCCATTTAATCCCGCTATTGAGACTCAGGAACAAAATGTATTGTTCCATAATATTATTGATGCTTGGGTAACATTTGAAGATATTCCGCAAACTGTAGCTACTTCAAAAATTGCTATTGGGACGAATCAAGATGCAATAGCGGCAGAGCAAAAATTATTAAATGATATAGGTGCTAAGAATGGGTAGTACAGGCGGAAAATTAGGATTATTAAGTGAGGCTATCATTGATAGTTACAATGATAATGGAACTGTTAATGTAAAAATACCTACAAATGATAGTTTAATTGTAGCTTCATTACCTTTGGCATTTTGTAGTCCTAATGGGGCTTTTATTGGCGGTTATCCTTCGATTGGTACCTCTGTATCTATTTCGTATGGTCAGGGCAAATATTTTATATCTTCTTATTTACCTACATCTAAAGTATTTAATAATTCTACTCGAAATTTAATGAGTGAATTTGGTCCTGGTAAAATTCTATTACAGACTGAAAAAGCTGCAAATAGAATTTTAATGGATCCGAATGATGGAATTTCAATAGGGACTTCAGTTGCTAATGAAAAAATTGATAATAAAAGAAGTATTTGGAGTCATAATTTATCTACAGAAATGTCTTTTACGGCAGCACATCGTTCAATAATCGGTGTAATTCAAAGAGATATAAAAGAAAATTCAACAAGAAATATTTCTAGTTCGATATTAGACTCTCATGAATATAGTGATTCATTAGTTAATATTGGTATGGATCCTACTACAACAATATCAATTAATAGTACGAGTAATTTAATTAGAAATTTGCCTTTAGTTGAAAATCATGAAATTATTTATGAATTTCAGAATTTTGATAATGGAATAACATTTACTAATGATGAAGATGAAGCTGGCAGGTATATTTCTAAAAAACCTGCAAAAAGACCTACACAAGTATTAAGAAAAGATAGTAGGACAGATATTTTTAATTTGAATTTAAATAATCCTAATCATTTAATGGAAATATTAAAAGGTACTGGAGTTGATTTATATGGTAATATATTAGATTTAAATAGAAATGTTTTACCAATAGGATTATTAGATTCATTTAGTTTATTAAAAAATTCGGATAAAAAAGATGCATTTAGTAAAATTAGAGCTTTACATAGAAAAAGTTTAGCATTTCATTTTGAATTAAATGCTAGAAAACAAACAGGAAATGATGATGTAAGTCAAATTCCAAATCCTATTTCGGTTGAAAATTATGGAAGAGATCGAAGTAGATTATTTATTGATATTGATAAAGAGGGGCAATTTAAAATAAATATTCCGGCATCAAGTGAAACTGGAAATGTGCCTTTATTAACTAGATATGAGACTGCTTCAACATATGCGGCAAATTTAGGTTTAGTAAATGATCCTGATGTTTTAATAAAAGAATCAAATAATAAAGATATTTTGCATCAAGATTTTAGTAATGCTTCTACAGTATTTTTAAAATCAGATTTAGATGGATATGAAGGTCCAATAGATATATTAAAAAATAAACCGATAAATTTAGGTACAGCTTATCATGATATTAAAAAAACAATATTACAGCATCAAAATACAGGTAGAGAGACATTAATTAATTATTTTGATGATGGGCAAATATATTTAAATACTATAGGATATTTAGATAAAGTAGTAAGTGATACAGTATTTGTACATGGTCCTAATGCAAATGCTGGAGGAAGATCTGGAACTTTTAATTTTGATGGCATGATTTCGTATTCTATTGGGGCAAATACAGTAGATCGTCAATCGGTTTGGGCAGATTATGCTGGTGGAATTGTAAGTAATGTTGGAAGGGATTTAAGAGGGAATAGTCTTTTAACAACATTTGATGGAGCTGTTCGTTGGCAAATTGGATCTACTGGAGTTTCGGGAGATTCTAGATTTAAAAATGAAAATAATGCTCATATGGCTGGAACGTTAGATATTAGAGTTGTTGATGGAACTGGTCAATTATCTATAATAAGAGTTGATTCAAAAGGTATTTCTATTGCTTCGGCTGGTAGATTGGAAATAGCTGCTGAACAAGATTTAATATTAAGATCTAACGGTAATATCTTGATGGAGAGCAAGAATTGTATCTTTTACCCGGAAAATAATATGGGTCGTATTGTTAAGAGAAATGGAATTCCTGAAATTTAAAGATATATAGATAGAGTTAATAAATGATAAAACTGTTTGGAAATATTTATGCCGTGTAATCCTAATGATACAACAATTAATGTACCTGCTGCCCCTGGTGTCCCAATTAATGGATTCGGTATACCTTTTTCGCCTCCCCAATTGCCATTAAAAGGAATTGAGCTTCCAAATATTGAATCAGTTTTAGATTTAGTCAATGAATTCACGGCCCGTTTTCCATCTTCAGATTTTAAACCAAATTTAGATGATGGGACAAATACAGTTTTAACAGCTTTAATGAGTTTGTTAGATCAAGTAGCTCCATTTTTATCTTTATATAAATTTTTTCAACCAGCGATAAATATGCTTTTATGCTTATTGGAAATTCTTTGTGCATTTCCTAATCCATTTAAAATGTTTAGAGCTATGCGTCGATTATTTAAACGATGCTTACCTGATTTAATGAAGTTATTTCCATTTTTAGCTTTATTAGTAATGATTTTATCTTTATTATTAATTATATTAGCTTTAATCGAATACATTATAGCTATGGTAGAAAAGCTAATTGAAGATTTATTAGCTAATATTATTACGTTAGAAAAAGGTTTATCATTACAAGATGATGATGCTGTATCAGCTACTGCAAGAAAAATTGCTCAATTACTTTGTTTAATGGAAAATTTATTTTCTGTATTAATTGCTATTTCTTCTATTATTAGTATTATTCAAGCTTTAGCGGGGATTAGTGGAAAAAGTGCTTGTGGTGGTGGTGGTGCTCCTTCTGCTGGAGATGAAAGTTGTTGTTCTTCGGATGTTTGCCCTCCATTTGTCACAGATAATCCTGATGGCATTGTTGGAATTAGTGGCGAATTAATTTATTATAATAGAATAAATACTGATCTGCGAGGAATATTTGGTGCTCTTACAGCTGAACAAGCTGGAGCATTTAATTTACCAGCTCTTAGAAATGAATCTTGGCAATTTATAAATCAGGCTACAAATCAGCCCTATCCATTTAAGGATATAATTACGGCAATTAATGGTGGTGATATTTTCTTTCCTGAGGGAGTAACATTTAATAAAAATACTCGACCAAATAAAGCTCCATATACTTTAGATTTAACTTTAACAGATTTTGATCCTAAAGTTTTTCTTAATTATGAATTAAGTGCAGGTAGAGATTTCTTAATAAAAGATTTAATTATTACTGAAAAACCTTATATTGGAGTATTAGATTTTGATAATAATTTAAATTATTCATTAAATAGCAATGGTACTTTTAATTTAGCTGGTGGTTTAGTATATGAAATTGATCAAGTTACAAAAGCAGTAAATCCTTATTATGTAAATGGAGCTCATGCAACAATTGAAAGTTTTATTCATCATAATCCTAAATTTGGGTATTTGCCGGCAATTGATGATGGATACATGATTGGCGATGTTAAATTTACATTAAATATTAATCATGAAACTTTAATACATTATGGATTAATTACGTTAGGTTGTCATCCAGATATTGCTCAAGAACGATTTGTAGCTAATACAAGTATTGAGTCTATTGGCTTTGATGCAATATCTGTTAAATTACCTGATGTTGGAGCGAATGGAATTTTACCAGATGCTTTAGGGGCTCAAAAATGCACAGCGGCGGCAATTGAAAAATTAAGAGCTAGTGTATCTCCAGAAAATGTAGCAATATTTCAAGCAGAAATTGATGCATGTTTAAGTCAATTACGTTCAGAGGTATTACAATCTTACTGTAATATTTTAAGAGCTGGGGTTAGTGCATATGAAAGTACTATTAAGATAAATAATGATATAGAATTTATTACTCGTCCAATTAAAGTTGATGTACAATTATTAGATCCAAATGGTACATTAATTTCATTTAATATTCCTCCGAGTTGTATTCCAGAGATGGAAGAAGCACTTCAAGGAAATGTTACATTAGGTAAAATTTCTGACTTTAAATATGATGGAACTTCTACATTTAAAGCTGAAATAACTAGTAAAGAAGCTGGTAATGGTGAATTAACTGTTACTTTTGATGGAAATACCTTTAAAAAAATAATTGGAACAGATGAAACGCCAAGTATTATTAAAGATAATATCTTAGCTTATCAATTTATTAGTACAAGTATTATTTCTAAGGTTCCTGGGTCTTCTACTTACGAAGAACAAGTACGTCGTGATGATAGTGATATTGCTGGAGATAATCCATGAGTGATATAAATATAGAAATAATTCAAGAATCAGGTTTTGATGATATTCAAAATGTTATTACTGATATTGAAGAATTATCAAAGCAATATGTAGGACAAATTGATTTATTAAAAAGTATTTTTAAACCAGCTACATCTAATTCTGTATCTATTGCAAAAAATATTATTAATGTAGCAGATATTAATATTGACCATCCTCCAGAAAGTAGGACCCATTGTTTTTATAGAATGATTGGATTTCCTGTTTTAGCACCTGATGGATCATTTTATAATCCAGGATATGAACCGAATATAGGAAGTTCATTAGAAAAAAGATCAAAGGTTAATGCAGCTTTTTTAGCTAATAAACAATTAACTATGATTATGCAACAAAGAGAATTATCGGTTTTAACTAGGCGTAATATTTTTGCTAATCAAGATATGAATTCTACAATATATGCTTTAGGATTAAGATATATTAAAACATTCTCAGGATATTTTGATAAAAATTCTATGGGCTCAGATCCTCTTAAAGGAGATCCGCAAGTATTTACAATAAAGTCTAGAGTTGATGGTTTAGTTGATTTTTATCAAAATAATAATGTTGTAAATACTACAAATTCATTTAGTAAACAAAATCATATACTTAGGCCATTCGTTGTAGATCCGTTAATTGCAGAGACGGTTAATCCTGTAGAGAATAGAATTTGTGTTCCATTTTTAAATACAAAAGAAGATACAAAAATTAATATTCATTCAGCTCCTCTTAAAAGACCTATAATAGAATTTATTTGTAGATTGAGGTTACAGCAAGATAATAAAACTGATACATATTTTATAAATCAGGTTAATAAATTAATTTCTGGAACGAGTTCAAATTCTAATAGTTCTTTACAGGATATTAAAAATACAATTTTAGCTTTATCTGGAAATGATAATTTATCTGAATTAAAGGATAATACGTTATTTTTGGATAATATTAATAATTTTTCAAGTGTACAGACAGCTACATTAAATATGTTAATTAAAACTATTAAAGGATTAGTATTTCAATTAGACGCAACAATAAGAAATTTAGATATAATTACGAGAAAAATTGATTTTCAACCTATTCCTAATAAAGAAGGGCCAGAATTTGGTGGAGGTATTAGAAGTACAATAAATTCAGTTTATGATCAAAAAATAGCTAACTTAACTATATTAAATTTAAATAATCAAAGACAGCAACAATTAATTGCGGATAAATTGGGCGGTGGAAATGAATTATTTGCTAGCGCTGTAATTGCTTCTAGTCAAAAAAATTACAAAACTGAAATAAATAATTTACAAAGACAGAAGGATGATTTGGCCAATGAAGCTTTAAATAATTTAGCTGATATTGAAAGAATTTGTGGAGAAGTGAGTGGACTAGGATTAATTGATATTTTAGCAATTTATACGGCATTATGGGCCATAGATATAGATTCATTAATTGGTTTACTTGATGATAAAGCATTTAATAGACTTTATGATTTTAATGTTGAGTTAAGAACAAAAGAAGTAGAAGCTAGAAAATCTAGTGGATCAAGTGCAGTTACTTGTTTTGATGCATTAAAAAATTTTGAAACTAGTTTATTTAATATATTATCATTTGCAGATAAAATATTAGAAATGGCAGAAAGTTCACCATCAATAAATTCTGATAGTTATATTTATTAAGGAAATAATGTCTTTTGATTTAAAAATACTTAATGGAGATTTGGTTATCGGAACGAATGCTGATTTAGCTCAGGTTCAAGATACTGAAAAATTAATTCAGGATGTATTAAAAATATTAATGACAGAGGTGGGAGCTAATCCCTGGTTTCCCTGGTATGGCTCTTTATTATCAGGATCAATGGTAGGTTCTCCGTTTGATTCTAAATTTATTGCTACTATGGCAGAAAATCAGATTCGATCAAGTTTAGAAATAATTCAAGGATTACAAAGAGATCAAGCTACTAAACAATTAGTAACACCAAGTGAGTTATTGGCAGCCATTAAAAGTGTAAATGTGGCAAGAAATCAAATAAACCCTATGTTTTTTTCTATAAGTTTGGCAATTTTAACTAAAAATTTAACAGTAGCAAATACTAAATTTAATGTAACACTTTAAACTAATTAAATCGCATATTTATGATTTATACTAATTAGGAATTTAATGGCACGTATTCGGAGCTCAAACGAAATAATATTAGCATTATTAGATTTTTATCGAAATGCTCAACCTAACTTGGATACAAAACCAGGGACAGTATCTAGAGATCTTTTGGTTGATGGTTTTGCTTCTCAATTATCTCGCTTATATGAAGAGTTAGCCCGAACATCTTCATTACAATCCTTACGATTAGCTTTAGGTTCAGATTTAGTTAACTTAGCCAGCAATTTTGGAGTTTTTAAAAAAAATGGCTCCAAATCTAGTGGTCCAGTATTATTCACATTTAATTCATTAACTTCCGATATACCAATTAATAAAGGTGATATTGTTACTGCCAGAAATGGTGCAACATTTGTGGTATCAAATGGTTTAGTAGTTAGCTCAGTTTTTGCTAATTCATTTAAGGCTATAGCATCTCAATTCAGAACTGATTTAGATTTAGCAGGAATTTCTGATCAATATGCTGTTCAGGTACAAGTTGAAGCAACAGCAACTGGAATTCAAGGAAATATTTCGAAATATTCTATAGTTTCAACATCTACTTCTGGTGTAAGTAATGTACTTAACGTAGTTCCTTTTGGCGGTGGAAAGGCAGCCGAAGATGAATCAGCGTTTAGAAGTAGAATTTTATCGGTATTTTCCGGGTCAAATACGGGAACTTCTTTAGGATATAAAAATGCTGTGTTAAGTGATCCGGCTACAATAGATGCTGTAGTTATTGAACCTGGCGATACATTAATGACTAGGGATGGAACTCAAGTATTTACAGCTGAAAATGGAACAAAAACTATTATTTCTGAAGGATCTGGTGGTAAAATTGATATTTATGTATTCGGAGCTAGATTACAAGAAGTATTAGATAGTTATATTTATAGAGATTTAAGTAATACTGGAAATGCTACAAATCCGGCTAACAATTTTGTATTGGGGCAATTATCTACTGATGATAATAAAACGGTAACTAAAAAACGTTTAGATGATCTGGCTAATGGAATTTTACCATCACAACCAATAAATAATGTAATTCAAGTTAGCGGTTCATTAAGTGGTAATAATTTTATTGAAAAATCAGTTGATAGTTTGGGTAGAGTATCAGGCAACTATGAAATTATAAAAGATACTGGTGCATATGGTGGTAGTCCATGGGGATTTGATAAATTATCTTGGATTTCTGACAGAGTTTCTGGATTTAAAGAAGATACTACAAAAGGTATATTTGACGGCCAAGATTCATTATCATTTTCTGATATTACTGAAATCCAAACAATTCAGCAAAATATTAGTATTGTAAATGAAAATAGTAAAGTTTTGCCGTCAGATCGTTCAATGATTCAATTATCACATTATCCTATTTCTAATGTAACTAGAGTATTTAACGTATCAACAGGCGAAAGATATGTTATTGTAAATCAAAATCCTAATGGAACAGGATCAGTAAATAATACCGGAAAAATTCAAATATCAGGTGGAAGTTTACCAGCTGTTAATGATATTTTACAAACTGATTATACTTGGTTATTTACATATGATCCAAATTTTGATTATGATAATAAGGCTAATAAAAATAATATTAGGGCAGTTCAAGATAGCGTAGATTGGGGATTTTCTAATATTGTAAAGCGAGAACAGGCTACATTAATTACTACAAGTTCCACCTTAACTGTAACTACAACTCATCCAATAAATAGTGTTATTAGTGTTAATGTATTTAAAAATGAAACCAACGCTGTTTCATATGTTTCGAATAGACTTTCAGTTGTTGTAAATTTTCCTGTTACGAATGTGGTTAGTGTAATTAGAACTTCAGATAATGCTGAATTATGGAATACAAATAAATTAGACGGTACATTTAGTGGATTTACTATATTTTTACCAACAGATACATCGGCCAGTGTAGGTAATTTAATAGAAGTTGTTTATAATGCTGTTGATGTTTTTAATGTAGATAATAGTGAGGGAAGTTTTAATGATAATAAAATTACAATAGTTCCTAGTGCTACTGCTATAGCTGGTACTATTGTTGAAGTAAATTATATAGCAAATATAAATACATTATTACCATCATTAACTCTAGCTAATTTACCTGCAATAAGAGCTGGAAATTATTTTAATACTACAAATTTAAATAATATTGGAAATCAACCGACTAGTCATATATTTTCTAATACGGGCGGTATAATTCAAAATTTAAGAAGTGCTCCAACAAGACTTGCTTTAACAATTTCTGGATCAATTTCTCCCGGAGTTATTACCGTATCTGGAACTACCATTTTTGGAGTTTTAGATGTTGTGTATACTGTAGGAACATCTGGATTAAAACAAGATTTAAGATCTGCTTTACGGACAGCTTTAGGATTAACTTCAGTATCGGATATTCCTTCTAATTTAAAAATAGCTAGATTAATTAGTTTAGAAAAAGTAGAAACTACATCAAATTTAGATGTATTAAATATATTAAATAGTTTTGATATTAAGGGATATGGAATACGAGAAAATACATTTGTTAAAAATGAAGCTGTGGCTGATTTAACATTAGGTGTTACAGAAATATCTTTACCAAATACGGTAAATAATAATGATAATTTACCGCAAGTTGGTGAACGATTAAAAGTTTCATTTTATTATATATTAGAAAATTCTTCAGAAAATGTATTATTTTCAAAGGGTGGAACGCTTTATACTAATAAATCTTTTGCTTTTGTTGATTCTGTTGTTATTTCAAGTGGTTTTACTTCTGGATCATCTAGTTCCGCGTTATTAACTATTTCTAATCAAAATCAACCTACAACTGGTTCAAGATATAGTGTAATTTATGATTATATTGCGCCAAAACAAAATGAAAGAATTACTATTGATTATAATTACAATCAATTAATAGGTGATGCAACATTGGCTGTAGAAAATACTAGGCCAATAAACGCTGATGTTTTGGTAAAAGAATCACCTTCTATAAAAGTTGATATAGAAATGAATATTGTGTTAACTGATGATTTTATAAATAATGGAAACACTGTGAAACAAAATGTTCAAGATATTGTAACTTCAACATTAAATTCTAATAAATTAGGTTTGACTATTGATTCATCTGATTTAATTAATGCTGCATATACAATAGATGGTGTTGATAGAGTTAGAGTATTATTTTTTAATAAATCAGATTTGGCCGGAAGTGTATTAAGTATTACGGCACAGAAGAATGAATATATAGTTGCAAATGATGTTGTTATAAATATAGAAACGAGATAATGGCTAATATTAGATTAACTAGAATAAAAGTATCAGATAGTACAACAATTAAAGCTGAATTTAATGCAAGTTTAAGTTCTTTAATTGGTGTAAATAATATAACTGTAACTTCAGGTACTCCAGGAGTTCCAAATGCTGAAGTTTTAAAAGTTAAAGTTTCTGATACAGTTTTAATTATAACAACTAGACCGTTGACTCCTTTTATAGCTTATTTTGTAGAATTTAAATCTGTACCAAATTTTCAATTTAAATCAAAAGATGGCCAATCATTTTTATTTGAAGATGGAAAAACAAATCGTGCTACAGTTTATGGAGTATCTGACCCGGCCGATCCTATTAAAAGTTCATTAACTGATTATTTAAAAGGTAATGTATATAATATAGATGAAAATACTTTAGTTAATACGATATTAAATTCACAAAGTTCTAATTTAAGTAGAGCTTTATATGATATTGGCCAATTAAAAAATGATAATTACTTAGAAGTATTAATTGAAGATGAAATTAAGGTTCGTGGCTCTGGACCCTATGATAGATTAAATGAAGAAGGGGCTTTTGAAATTATTAGAGTTGGAACAAAAGCTAGTGGTTCAACCTCTTTTATGGAATTTAATTTTCAAAGTTTTCCGCATAGCAAAATATCATTATTGAAATCTTCTATTGTTAATGAAAGATTAAGTGCAAGTAATAATTCTACAGGTTTTAATGATTTCATATTAACTGTTTCAAAATATCCAGTTATCACTTTAACTAGTTTAAAAGTAGCATATCAAAATGGTGGTTCAAGTACATATGATATTAATACTTTTGGATATCAATTAAAAGATCCAAGTTATGATCCAGATAGAGCTTCTACTTATTTACTTTTAAATGACAATCAAATTAGACTAAGTGAATTAATATTAAATTCAGATTTTATTCTTCCAAAACCAGGCGATACAGTTTATGTAAGTTATGAATTTAAATCATTAGGTAAAATTATTAGTGAAGATACTATAGCTGTATCGCAAATAATTGATGCAGTGCGTGAAGTTATTCCGCCATTAAAAAATGATTTTTCTTTAATGAATGCATTATTAGTTGATAATGATGGAAATACCCCTACAATAGATGGCGTTATATTTTTAGATCCATTATCTAATCCTCCATTTTCTGATGTGCATCCTGCATTTTCTACCGAAATTCCTTATAAATTAGAAAGATTACCGTCTTTTCCTGGAGAATATTCAATTGATTATGTTAATGGAAGAGTATTTTGTTATGGTGTAAGTGAAAAATTAAAAGATGGATCAGGTAATTTTCCTCCCGTAGCTACATATAAGTATAAAAAATTATATGATAATAGATTAGATTATACATTTAATAATGAAACATCTGATTTAGTAGCTTCACCTTTAAGGGAATTAATAGGTGAAAATGTAACTGTATCTTTTAGTTATGAACAAACATTGGTTCCAGGCATTGACTATAAAGCTCAAGTTCATCAAGAAATAATTAATGAAAGAATTGAAAATAGATTAAAAACATTAGGTTCATTAGGTGTTGAAAATACACCTATTACAAATACGTTTAGAATATTTAATGAAACTAGTGGTGAAATTTATCCAATAACTAGATTTAATGATAATACTGTATTTTTTACTTACAGTAATCCTCCAGCAATATTAAATATAAATAGAGAACGAGTTTCATTTACTGACGTTTTGAATGAATTATTAATAGTTAATAATGAATTAATTAATGCTTCTAGTGTTAGAATATTTAAAATAACTTTACAAAATAATCAAATTATAAATGGAACTGAAGATGGAATAGGGGCTAGTTTTAATTCTAGTGCTTCATTTAGCAGGACGGATATATTTGAAAAAGAAATTTATTTTGATGGACAAGAATTAACATTAACTAATAATTTAAATAAATTGGTAATAGGAAATTATCAAATAGATTATGTTAATGGTATTTTATATGTAGCTACTTCTAATTCTCAAGATTTAGATTTAGGTACAATTAATTATAAAAAAGCAACTATTTCAACAAAAAATAAACATATAATTAGCGTTTCTAATTTATATAATAGTATTAGTTCATTAAAGGGAATTAATAAAACTTTAGATTATAATAGTTTCAGTGATAGTGAAATTGTACCTAGTAAATTAGATCGTTCAGATGAAAGATTTTTAAATGGTGATGTAACATTATCTTATTTTGTTAATAATGGGACTATATTTGTAACGGATAATATTAAAAATGTTAGAGGTTTATATGATGCTTATGATTTAAATAATCATACTCCAATAAATTTTGCTGACACTACTACTGTTGCATCTAATATAATTACATTAAATCCAAATGGCCTTCAGAAAAAAGATACATTAAATATTGGGTCATTAGCACAAATTACCGTTCCTTTTATTAGTAATGGCGTAGAAATTGTGAGTGTTTCTAGTGTAATTAGAATTAGTGATGGAGCTCAACTTTGGGATAATTCAGGAAGTTTTTCAGGATATGTTATTTCATTATCAGGTACGGGTTCACCTTTAATTGGCCAAGCTGTAGTTGTAATTTATAATATTCAATTAAATGGGGCAGCTACACCAATTGTAGATTATAATCGTGGAGATTATTTTGTTGATTATTCTTATTTGGCAGATGAAATTTTAGTAAGTTATGAATACGGTGATAATTTAATTGATTTTAGAGAATCAGGAACATTAGATGAAGGTGATCAATATTATGTAACTTATAAAGTTGGAGCTTTGCGAGATGCGTTATTAAAGAATTTTGGTAGTTTAGTTAATTTACCTATAATGAATAATTTTGACATTTCATTACCAAGAGAAAATTATCGAAATGCATTACAGGGAGCCTTGCAATCATTTCCTAAAGGCCCAACTATAGCTGCAATTAAAAAATTAGTTTCCAGTATAACTAAAATTGATCCAGCGTTAACTGAATCTGTATTTGATATTTGGTCTTTAGGCATAAGTAGATTATTTCAAAATAGAGCTACGATTACTGGTAATCCTACTTTATTAGCAGCTAAATTTGATAACGGCGTATTAATTGATAAATCAGATCAAACAATTTCATTTCCAATGACCAGTAATTTAAAATTGGAAAACGGGTCACTTAGATGTTGGGTTATTCCGGAGTGGGATGGATTAGATAATGATGCTACACTGACATTTTCTAAAATATTAAAAGATGGTTATCAATTATCTGCTTCAAATATATTTATAGGATCAGATAGTCATAATCCTATTTTTGATATAAATAATACATTTTCAGTAAATAAAGATGATGAATTAACTTCTATTGGTTTGCCATCAAACATTTACACAAAAACTGGTATTTTTATTTATTATGATAATGTAGCTAAACGTTGGAAAGTATTAGCTAAAGATTCTACTTCTTCAAACCATACTTATTCTGCTGAAATAAATTCATCAGGTGAAGTTTATGATGTTAAATACATAGAAGGATTAGGGGAATCTACAGATGTTTTAAGAAGCTTTACTAATAAAATTCAATTTACATTTAATATTGGAACTAGTGAATCAAGTAGTCCTGATGGATATACAATAGGTGATGGATATATGGCCGGGTATTCTTTTGATGGAATTACTTTTATGGCTGATGATTTGCATTATTTATTTGATTTTGGTAAAGATGAAACTACCGAACGATTTTCATTATTTAAAGATGGTAGAGGATATTTAAATTTTGAGGTTTGGGATAAAGGTAATAAATTTAGAAAAAATTCTTATAGAGTTAGTGCTGATATTTCTGGATGGTCTGCAGGAGAAAAGCATTTAGTTGGCATTTCTTGGAAAATTAATTCATCAAATAGACAAGATGAAATGCATTTATTTATTGATGGATTTGAAGTTCCAAATATTATGAGATATGGTGGTAGACCAGTCGCTTCATCAACTGATCGTTTTAGAGTTATAAAACCAGAAATTATTGCTGGAACGGTTGCTAAAAAATCTATTTTAGGTAATGATTTAACTACAACAGCTGGTTCAAATATAGTTACTTCTGGTTCAATTTCATTTCAAACACTCGGAATTGTTCCTACAGATACAATAGAAATTTTAGAATTAGGTTTTGGCTTATACACAATAACTGGTGTAACAGGAAATACATTAACTTTAAATAATCCTGTTCCAACATCTTTTTCTGATGCTAGATTTTCAGTAAATCAATTATCTGTAGTAGTATCTTCAGAAATTGATACTTCAGCTAATATAGCTGTTTCAATATTAAGGGGAACTGAGGAAATTGAAATTCCTGGATTGCGAGCGGATTTACCATCTTATAGAATTAGTAAAGATTCTCAAAATCAAAATATATTAACCATATTGGGTAATGCTAATGTAGGCGATCAAATTGTAGTAAGAACATTAGGATTAAATCATAGACGTTGTAGAGAAACAGTTTATCTTTGGGGTAATACGACTAATGTATTAAAAACTCAATTGCCACCTCCAATAAATCTTGATGAAGTTAAAATTTATCCAGTATTACTGCCATTAGTAACAATTGGGCCAAGCAATTCAACAATTTCTGCTGGTAAATTTGTAGCTGTATTTACTCCTAGTCAGCCATCTAATGCATCAGAAGGCAGAACATTATCTGTAAGAATGACTGGTGGAAATATAGATTTTACTACAGCGGCTACAGTTACAATAGTAGGTGTGGCAGCTTCAGGTCCAGCAACGGTTATTTTATCATTTTCTGCTCCTGGAACTCAATTAACTGTTCAAAAATGGAAAACAATTACTTCTATAACTGCAACTATTAAGCCTTTTGTAATTAGTCAAAATTCAGGCTCTGTGGAAGTTAAAGAGGCATATTCACTTACAAATTCTGAAAATAATAATTTATTTCCAGTAATTAGATTTAGTTATAAAACTCAAAATGGTAGAACTTTATTTGGAACAGGATCTTCTGCTATTACTGATGATAATGGATTATTTGCTGATTCGGATATTGGTAATAAAATTATTATTACTTCCCCTGCCCCTGTAGCCGGAACATATTTAATTACCGATAGAATTGATGAAAAAACGATTACAGTTACCCCTAATCCAGGATCTGCCTTTAGTAATGGAGTTTATAGTATTTATAATGTTTCAATTGGTAGAAGTGGATTTCAGAATGGATTTTTTACTTTTGAAACAGCTGGTTTAACCAATGTTCCATATTATTTACATGAAGGATTATTTCAATTTGATTATACAACATATTTAGAAATAGCATTTAATCCACTAACTGATTATAAATTATATATTGGTTCAGATTTAAATGGCAATAATCAAGCAAAAGCAATATTGGATGAGTTTGTAACTACTTCAAATATGCTAACTGATGTTCGAGTTGGAGAATCAATTGCTGTAAATCAAAAATCATTTACTACTGATTATAATGCATTAAGACCTTATTCGGTAGATAAAAATACATTAATGTTATTAAGATTTAATGATAATACATTTATAAACGAAGCGCCATTTTATACTACAGCTATAAAAGATTTTATTCAATCCGGTGATAGTATTAACGATAAATTTAGTCAATCTGTTGTTATTAATAACAACCCTTTAATTTTTGATAATAAAGGATTATTATCAACTAGTTCAGAAGGAACAATTGAATTTTGGGTTAGTCCGATTTTTGACACATATAATGATCCAAAAATTAGATTCTATTTTGATGCCTCTGGGTCTTTTATAGAAGAAATGATTAGTTTAACTAGTGGTACAGTTAAAGTGAATAATTTAATACAAAATGTAGTTAGCGTTAGATTAATTACAGATGTAGATAATAGTGGAGTTAATTATTTTGATGGTGGCAGTATTGCGTCAGATTTTAAAACAATAAATCTTGGAATAGCATTACCATATCAGCAAACACCAGTTAAAATTGTATATGTTCCCTCTGGATTAAATGGAAATCGGCTTTCAATTTATAAGGATACAGCCGGATTTATTACATTTAGTGTTAAATCGGGCGGAGTAGATTATCAAGTTCGTCAGCCTGTTTTTTGGGCTCGGAATACTTGGCATAGAGTTAAGGCTACATATTTATTTAATTCAGCAAATAATAGAGATGAAATTAGATTATTTGTAGATGGTGAAGAACGTGGTGTTATATTATTCGGAACAGGTTTAGTTTTCGGTACAGAGACAGTTTTCGGTCAAGGATTAGCTGGATTAAGTGAAACGAGATTGATTACAGATATTAATTTTACAGATCCGGTAAATCAAATATATATTGGTTCAGATTTTATGATGGCAAATTGCGCTCAAGCTAGAATAGATAATTTTAAAATAAGTAATATAAGGCAACCGTCATTTATTTTGGCAGGACAGGCCAAAGATATTAATTATAGTTCAAATATATCTACAGTTTATCCAGTAATTGAAGATGCTTTTACTACATTTTTAATGAATTTCGATCAATTAATTCAAAAATCTGAAGATTTTGCTGTATTAAGAGATGAACTATTTGGCATATTTAATTTTACTTTACAAATCATAGATTCATTTGGTATAGTTATAGATAATGCAAAATTGAAACAAGTTTTAGAAAGTCTTATTTTTGCTCTTAAACCGGCTCAAAGTCGCGTAAATTTGGAATATATAACATGACACGTAGAATTCCCATAAGTACTGTTCAAAATTTATATCATGATGCTCAGCGAGTGGATAAAAATGATTTAGATGTAGAGCAAAATTATAATACACAAACAAATGCAGCAATTGTTAATAATTTTTTTGGGTCCGGTGTATTAGTTAATAGTCCAGAACAAACTATATTATTTGATTCAAATAATTTGGATGTAATACAAGCTGCATTAGCGGCAGCCAATAAATTTGATGGCAGTGGAATTAATCCAACTTTTCAGCCATCAGATAATAATTTGGGCAATCAAATAGAGATTGAATTATTAGATTCTGAAATATTTGGAAGGTTAACAACTAGTGTATTAATTATAGGTTTATCTTTTAATGATGAATTAATTTATGATAGATTTATATTTCATAGAAACGAAAAACAAGTCTCAAGTAAACACTATAAAAAAATATTAACTATATTATTTAACGATTTTATGGGAAACAATAATTGTTCTAGAAATAATGGTGGAAGAATTATTGTTCGTGAAGCTTTTTCATTTCAATTATCTAGAGATGCCATTATGGTTTCTCAAGATGTAGAACCGAATATATTTTTTAGAGATTTTAAAGTTGCTGATGGATATGTAGGTTTATATCATACAATACAAAATGCTATTGGATCTGCTTATAACGCTGACGATTTGCAAATAAATATTACTGGAGCAGGTAGAAGAAGTATTGGCCCAAATGATGTAACAACGCAAGTAGGGCAAAAATTTTTAGCAACTACGAATAATATTCAAAAAGTTACATTTTTAATGGGAGCTTACAGAAATGATTCAGTTCCTGTGGCAAATCGATTTGATTGGGCAGGTGATTTAATTGTTAGTATATATCCATTACAAACTACTGTCAGTTGTCCTACAGATATTATTCCTGAATTAGCAATAGATTTTGATCCGGCTAGAACACCTTTAGTTGAAGTTAGTTTTAGTCAATCTGAGTTAAGGGATTTAGGATATGTGTTAACTGATGTAGCTCAACCTGTAGATTTTATTTTTAATTCTACAAAAATAGCAAATGCTGGCGGGATTATTATTGGTAATTATTATGCAGTAACATTTAGACGATCTGGTTCTTCTTCAAGTGGAACAATATTTGTAGAAACTGGAGCAAATTGGATTGATAATTCCCGTTTAACTGTATTTAATAATGTTTGGGTTGATACAAATGAAGAAGATTTATGGTTTCAGATTTGGTCTGATGCAGCAAAAGTAGCAGATGGTCAAGGGTTTGATGCTGGAAATGGTATGTTATTTGAAAAAACCAAAATTGATGAAAAAACTGGAGCTACAGTTGATAATCAAGTTGGTCATTTTTCTTTTAGTACTACTGGTCAAGGTACAATAAATACAGGAATTATACAAGCTATTTTAAATGATAGCGTATCTATTCAAGATGAACGGACTGGAAATCCTACATTTTCTAGAAAACAATTTGTACCATCGTTTAGCTTTGTAGATAATGCAAATTTAGCTAAATTAAATAGTATTTCAGAGCCATTAATTATTGGATCAGTTGCTGATAATAATCCTAAAATAAATCCATCACTTAATAAAACTCAAAAAATTCCAGGGTTAGTTAAAAATGATTCTTTTTGTATTTTAAATCCTGATCCTGATTTATTAAGTTTACAATTAATTGGCAGTAAATTAATTCCTAATACCAGTAAAGCTTATGATTATCGAATATTTAAAGTTCAATATTGTGTAGATGGTTATGGTGATGTTAATGGTGATGGTATCATTGATGATAGTGATGTTACAAGAGCTTCTGAATTATTAGGCGAGGGTATTAATATAACTAGCACTCAGACTAAAATTGTAAATGGTCAAATTGACACATTAGAATTATTGCGAGCAGATGTTGATGGAGATGGAGTTATAACTACAAATGACGTTAATTTGATACAAAATTATGTAAATCGTTCAAATAATACATTTCCTGTTGGCTCAAGTTTTACTCATATGTGTTTATTGGTTCAACAAAGTATTGGTAGAAGTGATGGATATTATGATTGTACACAAGGTTATATAAGATTAGATGGATATGTTGGTGCCAATAAAGTCTTGGCTTCTTCATTAGACCCTACAGTATTAATTTATGATGGTTATTATACAAATGTAATTATGAATCAAACGGATACATCGTGGAATACTGTGCCATTTTCACCAATTAATTATCAGATTAAATTTCAATCATTTTGGCAAGATTATTTATTAACATTAAGGAGTAATGCCAGGCTAATCCCTACGACATTTACATATAAAAACGGAATTATACCCGAAGACTGTTCTGTACTTTCATCATTTAATTGCGTTGATAAAGTTGGTTTAATACCTACAGTTGATTCGGGCAGAAATGATTATTTCGTTCCTGATAATTTAATTCTTGGCAAAGGTGAAATTTTAAGACCTGATGGAAGTAGTTATAAGACTGATTTTGAAATAGGCACAATTATATTAGAACTTCCATCTTCTTCAATTTCTGAAAAATCTATAAATATATTTGATGCATTTGTGGCCGATGTAGGTGATGGTAGGACGGCTTCTGGGTATAATGCATTAAGATATTCTGATTGTTCTACAGTAAAACCTTTAGATATATTAAATAATAAAATTAGATTTGATGTTTCTATACAATCTATTAATCATGATAAAACAGCACCAGATGATATTATTGGAGTATATGTTGATCAAAGTACCGGTTTAATGAATTTAACTTCTAAACATACGTTATCTGATCCTATTTTTGCTGATCTGAGAACTAGAATTCAAATTTTAGTATACTTAAAGAAAGGCGGCTGGAACAATGCGGCATTAGTTGTTTTAGGTAATGAAGTAACCGGATTATTCGCTTCATAAGGTAAAAATAAAATGACAATGCTATCAATTTCAGTTCCAGAGAATATTTCTAAAATATTACAATCAATATCATTAAATAGCGAAATAATCCAAGGAGACAAGTCTGATCATTGTACTTGTTTTTATTTTGAAGATGACGGTATGGAGATTGAAACTGTATTAAAAATAATACCATTAGTTTATAAAATTACACAGAAAATTAAACCATTTATTGTAAATATTAAATCTTATGATAGTTTTTCTGAAGGTAAATATGGGTTTCCAATTGTTTCAAAAATAAATAGTAAAGAATTAATTAAATTACGCAATGATATTAAAGATATATTTGAAGAAAACGATATAGATTTTTCTAAAAAATTTCCAAAATTTGTACCGCATATTACTCTAGCTTACGCAAAAAAAGAATGTTCTGGAAAATTTGATGAGATAGCATTTCCGGTTCAATCTATTTCTTTATATTATAATACTGATTCTAAACAAAAAGAAAATCTATATGTCGAGTTTCCGTTTGGCAAAATAATTAAAAATTCAAGTTCGTTTCTTGACCATTTTGCCGGATATTTTGAAAAACTTGCCTACAATAAAAATTTCTTCAAAGCATAAAAATTATATATTAATAAAAAATTTAAAATTCTATTTAAATAGAAGTTCACGCAAAGATTTTATATTAAAAATAATAAGTGGAGATCCTCCTACATATTTTTTATTATCTCATAATTCTGGAGAATTTGCTCCGGATAGAGTTAATCGATTATTAATTATGAATAGAGTAAATGTAAAAAGAAAATTTAAAAGAGTAAAATGAGAATAAGAAATTTAAATAAAAATTTGGAAATATTAAGAGCTGTATCATGTTCTAAAACATCTATGTCATCATATGATTATAATACATCTAGAATTTTTCATATTAATTATAAATTAATAAATTTTTTACATATTAATATTATTAATAAAAGATCAATTGAAGAAAATGTTATAAAGGCAGTTTTGCAATATAAATGTAAAATAAAAAATTAAGAAAGTATTGAATGAAGGTAAAAATACAACAATTTTTATTTGGTAAAAATCATAGTTGGAGTGTAGTTGGAAAAGAAATTGGCCGAGAATTAATTCATCGCGGTCATGAAGTTCATTTTATTTCTACTGATGGAATTAATAAAGAATTTATAGATTCTGATCTAGCTAAATATATTAAATATTATCCAGATAATAATTATGATATAAATTATTCTTATACCGCCCCAAAGAATTTTATTAATTATTTAAATGGAAATAAAGGAATTAGATTAGGATGCTGGAATTATGAATGGCCGTATATGCCGCGAACTTTTGTTCAAGCTATAGCGTCTAAAAATAATGTAGATAAATTTTTACCATCATCTAAATGGTTTTATGATATTTGTTTGCAAAATAAAATTCCAGAAGAAAAACTTTGTTTAATGCCTCATGGTATTGATGTTGATAAATTTATTAACGCTGTACCAATGCAATTAAAAACTGATAAAAAAATTAAAATATTAATTAATGTCACTCAATTACATATAAGAAAAAATTTACCAGGTACATTAAAAGCTATTGGAGAAGCATTAAATAAAAATGATGATGTATGTTTGGTATTGAAGGTTTCAGATACTAAACCAAAAATGGCATTTGAATTATCTTTTTCGCAAGTTTTTAATGAATTTAATAAAAAATATCCAAATCATGTAGAATGTTTAATATTAAAAGAATATATTCCAAATATAGAATGTTTATATAAAGCTTGTGATATTTTATTTTTATTAAGTCATGCTGAAGCTTATTCTTTAACTCATGCAGAAGGTTTAATTTCTGGGCAGGTGGTTTTTTCTAGTAATTATGGAGGAGCCTTAGATTTTTTAAATGATAATAATTCATTTTTGATTCCAGGTAAAATGGTGAGAGCCCCTACTTTATCTCAATATTGGGAACCTAATGTTTTGAATGGACATTTTGAACCTGATGTAAAAATTGCCGCTGAAAAACTACGATATTGTATAGATAATTTTGAAACTGTTAAAAAAGAAAAATTATCATTTGTAACTAAAAATGATATAGATAATTTTAGATGGGGCAAACAAGTTGATATTTTAGAAGGATTAGTTAAATGAAAGTATCTATAATAATACCTGTATTTAATAATTGGAATTTAACTAAAGCTTGTTTAAATGATTTATCTAAATTACCTGATGATCATGAAATTATTTTAGTTGATAATGGATCTACAGATGAAACTAAAAATATATTAAATTTATCTAAAAATCAATTACCAGTTAATTTTGTTTTAATTAGAAATGAAGATAATTTAGGATTTGCTAAAAGTTCAAATCAAGGAGCTAAAATAGCAAAAGGTGAATATTTAATATTTTTAAATAATGACATTAGGGTTAAAAAAGATTTAAGTAATTGGACAAATTTATTAACTAAAGTAGCTGAAAATGATTGTTTGGTTAGTCCTACAGTAGGTTTATTAAATGCTAGCTTTAATTTTATAAATGAAAATAATATTAGAGAAAGTGATGATATAATAAATAATGTAGATGAATTTAAATATTATAATCGATATCCAAATTCAATTATTTATTTAAGTGGATGGTGTTTATGTGCTAAAAAAGAAATATTTAATAAATTAATAATAAATGATTATGATGGACCGTTTACTGAAGAATTTTTTACTTATTTTGAAGATACTGATTTAAGTATTCGGGCTAAAAAATTAAATATAAAAAAGGCTCAAGTATATATTCCATTAGTACATTTTGGAAGAATGACAAGTACAAAAGTAGGATTACAAAGTTTATATAGAGTAGCAAGGGAAAAATTCATAAATAAATGGAAGAACCAACTTTAGAAAATCAAATATATTTTATATGTAGTGTATTTATGAGGATAGTATTATTTTCATTATTTGGCTTATTTTTCTGTATATATGTAATATTGATCCTTATATTGGCTATAAAATTATTATTTCCATGACTTTATTAGGTGCTGTTATTGGGGTTGGTGATGTTTTGAAGAGGATGAGTAATGGTTAATTTGCACGTATTTACTTTATCATGGAATGGTTTAGATAAATTAAATAAATTAAAAACTGGTTTATTTGATAATTTAAATTACATAAAAGAAAATAAAAATATTAATTATTTATGGAATATACGTGATAATGGAAGTAAAGATAATACAGTAAAAGAAGTTAATTCATGGATTTCTGAAGGTTTACCGATTAATCTTACAGAAGTTGGACATAATCGATTAAATTTTTCACAGGGAATGAATTGTATTTTTAAAAATATCATTTATTCTGATAATGATTTAATATTATTGTTAAATAATGATATTACATTTGAAGATAATAAATCACTTTTTAATATGTTGAATTTAATGAAAGACGATGTTGGAATTGTGGGTTCTAAATTATTATTTACAGGAACTAATAAATTACAACATGCTGGAATTGTATATTCAAATTATCGTGGTGGTAATGCTTGGAATTATCGAACTGGAGAAATTGATGATAGTGATGCTTCAAAAAATCGATATTTTCAAGGAGTGTCTGGAGCTGTATTATTAACTAAAGCTAAAATTTATGAAGAAGTAAATGGATTATCAGAAGATTTACATTGGGCTTTTGATGATTGTGATTATGGTTTAAAAATCAAACAATTAGGTAAAAAAATTATATATTGTGGAGATACTAAAATTTTTCATGAAAATTCAGCTTCATTAAAAAAGAATCCGGTTAATACTTTATTTTTAAATGAAAATTTAAGAATATTTAAAACTAGGTGGTTTGGCAAATATGAAATTGATCATGATAAGTATTTAAAAAATAAAAATTATAATGAAATTAAATGAGTGTTTGTTATTTTCCTTTTTGTCCTGGTATTCCTTGGCAATTAAATTCAAGTAGAGTAGTCCAACCTACATTAAATAGTGAAATTTGGTTTAAAGCTATAAATGATAAAAATCCTATAATTACTTGTTTTGGTGGATTATTTGAAACTTTTTTTGCTTTATCTTATGCAGAAGCTTTAAATAAATTAATACCCACCAAAAAATTAATATTTAATGGCAATCCTACATTTAATAAATTAATTAGTTTAAATGGTTTAGCCACTTCGGGAAATTTAATTTCTAAAAGTGAAGTTGAACAATATCCATTACCATTATTTTTCGATCAAGAAAATAATGTTTATTTTAATTGTTTATTTAATTATTTAAAAATTTATAATAATATTAATGTTTACGCATACAAAAATTTAAAAGCATTAAGTAAACAAATATTTATAAATTCATGTTTACCTTGGAATATTAATTATATACCTAAATTAAGAAACTTAATAGAACCACCTGAATTTGCTAAATGGAAATTATCTAAAAAATTTAATATAGATAAGCCCTTTGTATTAATTTTTCCAGATAAAACAGGATTATCTGAGCATCCACAATCTGCATTAAAATGGTCAATAAATGATATTAAATCATTTATATCAATGATTTATGGTTCTGGAATGGAGTCAGTAATTGTAACAAAAAATATTGGAAGATATACAGGAATTAATAGTTTGGTTATTGAGCCAAATTTAGAGCATATTTTTTATTTAATTGAAAAATGTGGCGTTATATTAGCAGAAGAGATAGATTTTTTATTAATCAGTTTAATGATTTCGAAAAATGCAACAGTGGTTAGTAGGAAAAATAAATATCAATATTCTATTAAATCTAATAAAAAATTTTATAAAACTGATATAAAAATAATTGAAAGTAAAAAATTAATTCCATTTGAAGTTTATAAAGCAATTAAATAATTTGATTGTAAATTAAAGGTAGTATGAAAATAGCAGAATCTGTAATTTCTATTATGATGGTCACTTATAATCGTTTAGAATTAACTAAACAAACTATAACTAATATTTATGAAACTGTAAAAACTCCATTTGAATTTGTTATTATTGATAACGCTTCTACTGATGGAACCATAGAATATTTAAATGAATTAAATAAACAATATAATAATATACATTTAAAATTTAATAAAATAAATAAGGGAATTGGTTGGGGAAGGTCTCAAGCTCTTTTATTGGCGGACACATTAAATACAGAATGGTATGTTACTATAGATAATGATGTTTTATTTCATAGTGGCTGGTTAGATGAGTGTATTGAAATATTAACTCATAATAAACATTTTGGAGCTATTGGTGTAAGTTTTGAACCTACAGTGTATCCAATTATTAAGTCAAATGGATATGAATTTGAATATAAATCTAAAGGTAATTTAGGAACAGCATGTATGGTTTTTCATAAATCATTACATAAAATGATTGGATTTTTTAATACTACATTTGATAAATATGCTCATGAAGATGCCGATTGGGGAAATAGAGTTGTTTTTGCTGGATTAAAATTAGGATATATTAAAACTCATGGTACTCATATAGGTGAAGGGGTAAATGATCAAGGCACTTATCGTGAGTTTAAAAATAAACAACATCAAGATAACCTTCAAAAATATTATAAAGATTATACATTATATGCTTCTGGTAAAAAATCATTATATATTCCATTTAAGGATAATGAATGAATGATATTGAATTAAATGGATTAGAAATAAAACCATATATTCATTCTCAAAAAAATTGCCGACCCTCAGCTTCTGGCTATGTTATGGAGGCTTTAGATTCTTCTTTTATTATAGATTTATCAAATTTTCAAAATATATCTAAGATTGCAATTATAACTAAACGAATATCTGGAAATGGTAAAGTTATTATAAATGATTTAAACTTTGATGTTTTATCTAAAGATTCCAATATATTAGAAATAGGTCCCACAAAAACATTAACTTTTTTAAGGAATGATTTATGTATTGGTAAAATTATTATTGCTAATATTAAAATATCAATAAATGATGTACAATTAAATATTAATCCATCATTTATTGATCAAAGAATTATTGCTCAAAATCCAGAAAATTGGCGAAATTTACTTATGAAGTGTGGGGAAATAAGGGGAATTAAGTTAGTTAATAATAAGCTATTAGTTTCAGAAGGTGCCTTTATTCAAAAAAGCGATTTAATAAATTATATCGAAACTGAACCACCCAATTGTTTTATTAAATCAGATGTGATTAAATTCATATATCCTTGTGAAATAACGAATATTTCATTTAGTGAAAATACAATATTAGTCGATAAATCAAATACAATTTATAAACATTTTAATGAGCCTGTTAATACTATGATTAATGTATTACCTAGTATTTTAGCTAATGACAACTTTACCGCAAAAGAAAATATGACAAAAAGTGATAATATTATATATGATTCTTTAGAAAATGGTATAAATCCATCAACATTAACTAAAGTTGATGATGTAGAGGCCCATCAAGGTAAAAATAATAAAGGGGCTATTATTAAAAAAGATGGAACTTTTTGTGTTCCGTTGTCTATGTTGCAACCAAATATGCAGTATGTAGTTGTTGTTAATATTAAGAAAATAAATGGAAATGGTAAATTTGGTATTCAAATAACTACAACTGATAATATTCCTAAAGGTTCAGTTGTTACAGTTGCTACAGATCGTGAAACAGAATTATATCTTAAATTAAATACTGATTCTGAACCGACCCCTGGAAATTCCTATATGTTAAAATTCTTCCGTCCAGAAGAATCTAGTTTTGGAGATTTATTATTAAATCGTTTGATGGTAATTAGCGGTATTGCTTTGGCTAATTTAGTTAATCCACAAAATAATAAACCAGCTCAAATTAAAGTAAGTAAATTTAATAATAAAAATGAAACAGACCCAATTAGAGGATTAGCTAAACTTTATCATAGAAATTTACCACATAAAAAAACTAATCCTATTTTTAATTACTCTGGAGAAATTTCTCTTAAAAGCAGTTCAGCTATCAATTGGTTTAATAAATTAAGTCCTCTTTGTTCTAAAATAAAAGTTACAGATAATGCAAAAATATTATTTAGTGAACTAACTTCCTTAAATTCAGCTGATATTATATTTTTGGAACCATTTACGGAAGACATATCATCTGAAGATATGAATATTTTACAATGTGCAAAAATTATTATTTCTTCATCCTCAGAAAATGTAAAATTATTAACCGAATTATTTCCAAATGTTTCAGTTAAATTGCTAGAACGTACTTGGCCAATGATTGAATCAACGCCAATAAAACATTTACCTAAAGATTATTGTGTAATGTTTCACAGAAATGCTGAAATTACACATAAAGTTGTAAGTAATTATCCTAATAATTATCCACCATTAGTATTAATCGGGGCACAACATTCTTATAATGAAAATATAATTCAATTAAATGAATATATTAGTTATGATAAAATTTTAGACGTATTAATTAATTGTAAAATTCTAATTGATTTTCCTGAATATAATCAGTATATGTCAGGATTGTTATCATTAGCTTTTGATTATGGTATCCCTGTTGTTACTTCTAATAATTTTGGAAAAGATAAATATAATTGTAAATTTTTAATATCAAATAAAAATGATAAAATTAATTTGCCAGAAGTCGAGAATATTCAAAAAGCAATAGTTGAATTATTAGAATTTAAAAAACTTGAAGTTAATTCAGAACATAATAAAAAATTAGATGAATTATTTTCAACAATATTTAATTGAGGTATAATGACTGAAAAAGTAAAAGTTAATTTAATTTATACTCCCCAAAATGTTGATGCTACATCTCCTAGATTTCAAAATGAATTTGGTGAATTATGGATGAATGCACATCATAAATCAGATATGCATAATATTAGTATGAGTTTTTATTCAGCTAATTATCCAAACCCGATAGCTTTAGGTGATTCAATATATGTAATTGAACCTAAATGTGTTTCAGAGCGAGATTATGAAATTGAATTTTTAGAACGATTTAAATATATTTTTACTTGGGCTGATAATGCTTTTAAAAATACTAGAATTCAAAATAAAATAATTCCATTAAATCATCCAAGTTGTTGGGGTATGGATAAACAAGGTTTTGAAAATAGAAAAAAACAATGGGCTTCTTGGAATAATAGAAGGGATGAAATTACTTTTATTGCTAATAATAAAGCTTCAACACATAGAACAGAATTATATAGTGTTAGAGTTATGTTAGCTCAATGGCTAAATAATAATTCAGAGAAATATAAAGTTAGTTGGTATGCTCAAGGAAATATTACTCAGCCATATTTTAAAGGTACAATTGGGGAAAAATCAGAAGTATTAAATAATGTCAAATTTTCTATTTGTACTGAAAATTGCTATGATGAAAAATATAGCTCTAATTATTTTACTGAGAAAATGCCTGAAGTTTGGTTTTCAGGAGCCGTTCCAATTTATACAGGATGTTATAATATAGATAAATTTGGCTTTCATCCGGATTCTTACATTGATTTACGAAAATTTATGGATCATAAAGCAATTAAATATAGAGAATTATTAAATGAAATAAATTCTTTTAATGAAGAAAAATACAATAAATATTTAGAAGCTGTTAATTATAATATATATAATGCAGATTTATTTAATATAATTTCGGAAGAAAAAGTCATGAGTAAAATGATTGAAACTTTTTATAAGGAAAAGAATGGACTATAAAAATTTTGTAATTATTATTCCTTCATATAATAATGCTAAATGGTATGAGCAAAATGTAATTTCTGCTATGCAACAAAATTATCCTAAAGATAAATTTAGAGTAATATATACCAATGATGCGTCTATAGATGATACTGGTACTTTAGTTAATAATTTAATTGAAAAACATAAATGGGATAACATTAAATTAATTAATAATATTGAAAGATTAGGTGCTTTACATAATATATATAATATGATTCATTCTTGTAATGATGATGAAATTATTGTTGATTTGGATGCAGATGATACTTTAGCCGGCCCACATGTATTAGAAAGATTAAATCAAGAATATCAAAATCCTAATGTATGGATGACGTGGGGTTCCTATTTAGATTCTTGTAATATGACTCGTGGATGTTGTAAACCATATGAGCAAACTGTTATTGATAGGAATGCTTATCATGTTGTTCCCTGGAGATGTTCTCATTTACGAACAAGGATAGCTAAATTATTTAAATTAGTTAAAAAAGAAGATTTAATGTATCAAGGTAAATTTTTTATGTCCGCTTGGGATCTTTCTTATCAATTAAGAATGTTAAGTATGGCTGGTGGGAGATTTTCTTATATAAATGATATTTTGTATATTTATAATAATGATAATCCTATTTCTGATTATAAAGTAAGAGCACAAGAACAAGCTTTTTTTGATCAGTATATTAGACGTCAAAAACCTTATGAAAAAATAGATTCATTATGAGTATTACTTTTTCTGATTTAGGTAAAATGGGACGCTTGGGTAATATATTATTTCAAGCATCTGCTACTATTGCTTTAGCATTAGATAATAATGTAGATTATCAATTTCCTAAATTTTGGTCTGATCGTAAATATTTTAATATACCAGAAGAAAAATTTGTAGATAAATTATATTATTTAAATAATTACAAAGAATTAAATTACCATTATAATAAAATAATATTTAAAGATAATTTAAATTTAAATGGATATTTTCAAAGTTATTATTATTTTAATTCTCAAGATAAAATAATAAAAAAATTATTAACACCTAATATTATAATTAATAAACAAGATTATGTTAGTTTGCATGTTAGGCGAACTGATTATTTAATTCACAATAATTGTTATAAAATATTAAATAGAAATAATTATTATGATAAAGCAATGGAAATTTCTAGTGGAAAGAAATTTTTAATATTTTCTGATGATATAAATTGGTGTAAACAAAATTTTACTGGTAATGAATTTGATTTTGTAGAGGGTAATAATGCACCAACAGATTTAAAGTTAATGGCAAATTGTTTGGGTGGAAATATAATTGCAAATAGTAGTTTTTCATGGTGGGGAGCCTATCTTAATGAAAATATTAATAATTGCGTTATATCTCCTAATGATTGGTTTGGTCCTGAGTTGTCAATGAATAATACTAAAGATTTATATTTGCCGAGTTGGATAAGGATTTAAGAGAAATGAGAGTATTATATTTACCTTTAAATTATGGAAGTACAGTTCAGGACGGAGTATATGACGCATTTAATCAATTAAATTGTCAATTAGAAATATTTGATTATTTTGAACATTATAATAATGCCGGAAATAATCAAAGAAATGTTAGGCAAATGTTAATTGAGGTAGCAAAACGATTTAGACCTGATTTAATTTATTGTCAAATTCAACATACAGTTATTATTGATGCCGATACAATTAATGGAATTAGGAATTATTGTCCAATGGTTAAAATAGTTAATTATACTATTGATGCCAGAAATTATATTCCTGGTCCATATTTTAGTGTGTCTAGAATTTCTGATCTTAATTTAATTACATCAACTGGACAATTACAAATGTATAAGGATAATAATGTTCCTAATATACATTATTTGCAAGTTGGTTATAATCCTAAACATTATTTTCCTGAAGTTGAAGCTAAATCATCATATGAATTTGATACAGTATTTTTAGCTAATGTTAATAATGTTGAAAATTATCCTGGTCATTCTCAAAGAATTGATACAGTACATGCGTTAAGAAAAGCTTTTGGAAATAGATTTGGTTTATTTGGTCACGGTTGGCCTAAAGAATTAAAATCTCTAGGGTCTGTTGATATAAATTTAGCTGTTAAAAATGTATATGCAAATAGTTTTTCTACAATCAGTGTGAGTCATTTTAATGAAATTACTCATTATTTTTCTGATAGATTATTAATGTGTTTAGCTTCCGGCAGACCTACTGTTTCTTGGCATTTTCCAGGTTATGAAAGTTATTTTGTTAATAAGCAAGATTTATTAATTGGAAATAGTCCTGATGAAATTGTAAATAATGTTAAATGGTTGTTAGAAAATCCTGATAGAGCTAATTTAATTGGTCAAAATGGAGCAAGTAAAGTATTTTGTGAACATACATATTTAAGCAGAATTAAAGAAATGCTTGAAATGATCGGATTACAATAAGGAATATTTTGTTTGGGTATCAATATAGTGCTAAATTAACTCCCGAGGAAAGACAAAGAATTATTAATTCAATCATTAAAAATATTAAAAAATCAAGATATATTTGTTATTAAGGAAATATGGAACCGTTAATTGCTGCATTTTTTTCTCATGATTCTTCTATTTGTATAAGAGATACTAATGGAAAATTTACAATATTTGAATTTGAACGTTTATTAAAAGAGCGTTTTGTTAAATTAACTGGAAGAAAAGATTTAAAGAATATTTTAATTAATCTTAAAGAAATAATAAAAAAAGATTATAATATTGAATCATTTAATATTTGTTATCATTTAGGGTTGACCGAAGAAGAAAAAATAATATTAAATGAAGTATGGGGTATTTCGGATTTTCATGAAACTGGCCATCATTTATCACATGCTTCTTGTGCTTATTATCAAGCTCCATTTAATGAATGTTTAGTAATGTCATATGATGGTGGTGGATATGATGGCGGTTTTGAAGATGAAAGAATTGGCTATTTTAATGTTTATTATGTAAATGATGGTATTTTTAAAAAGATAAATCATATAAAGTATGATTTAGGTACGGCTTATGGTTTATCAGCTATTCCTATAAGTGAAGTTCAAAAAACAGAAGAAAATTGGGAAGAACGCTTTTTATCATTTAGTGGTAAAATGATGGGTTTAGTTGGATACGGTTCTGTTAGAGAAGAATGGCTAATTCCATTTAAGAATTTTTATAAAGAGCATAAGCATGTTTCTTTAATTGATTTAAATAAAAGTTTAGCTCCATCTATTAATTTACCTTTAAATATTAATAGTTTAAGTGGACAAGATAGTTATGATTTTGCAGCTACTTCACAGAGAGCATTTGAAGAAGTAATATATAAAGAAATTATTCATTTAATAAATTGTTATAAATTACCCATATGCTTAACAGGTGGCTGTGCATTAAATGTAATATTAAATCAAAAATTAAGTGATTTGTTAGGTAATGATAAAGTATTTATTCCACCAAATCCAAGTGATTGTGGATTAACTTTTGGAATGCTTGCTTATAAAACATCTCCGCAAAATGCTATAAATTTAATGTATGACGGATTTCCTATATTAGATATTGATGAATTATCTAAATATGTAAAAAAATATAATGCTAAAAAAATAAAATTACCTGAATTAGCCAAATTATTATATGATGGTAAAATTATTGGATTAATGAGAGGAAAATCTGAAGTAGGACCGAGGGCTTTAGGAAATCGAAGCATTTTATGTGACCCTTCTTATTCAGATATGAAAGATACATTAAATCATAAAATTAAATTTAGAGAATGGTTTAGGCCATTTGCCCCAATATCTAAATTAGAAAATGCCAATAAATATTTTGAATTTAATGGTGACGCTTCTTTTATGTCTTTTTCTCCTAAAGTTAGAAAAGAATATTTAGGTAAAATACCAGCTGTAGTTCATAAGGATAATACAGCTAGATTGCAAACCATCTCTGAAAAGCAAAATAAATACATATATGATTTATTAACTGAATTTGAAAATTTGCGTGGCATTGGGTGTTTATTAAATACTTCTTTTAATATAAAAGGAAAGCCAATATTAACTACGATTAAAGATGCAATTGAAGTATTGGAAACTACACAAATAGATGCTGTGATTATTGAAGATTATTTATTTGAAAGAATTAAATGAAAGACATACAATTTACTTTTGGAATAATTACACAATCTACTACAGAGGCGTCTGAACATTTAAAATTATCCATTAATTCTATTATTAATTTAAATATTCCCGAATATCAAATTATTATTATAGGAGATGGATTTAATTTAAAAAATGATAATTTTTTATTATCACTTAATAATATTAAAATAATAGACTTTGATTATACAATTAAAAAAGATTGGATAACAAGAAAGAAAAATTTAATTACACAAAATGCTAAATATGAAAATATAGTTTACCAACATGATTATATTTCTTATGAACAAGATTGGTATGAAGGCTTTAAAGTATATGGTGATGATTTTAAAGCTTGTATGACTAAGATATTAAATAATGATAATACGCGTTTTAGGGATTGGGTATTATTCCCTTGGCATCATTGTTACGGTGAGAATTATATTAAAAAGGCTAAAGAATTGTGGGAATTTGCTAATATTCAAAATAATGAAAGTATGATTCCTTATAATGAAACGCGATTTAGTAGATTTCAATATTTTTCAGGATCTTACTGGGTAGCTAAAAAACAAATAATGTTAGAAATACCTTTAGATGAAGGATTAGTTTGGGGGCAGGGGGAGGATTGTGTATGGTCATCTCAATTTAGCTCAAAATATAATTTTAGTATGAATGCAAATTCTACGGTTAAACTATTAAAATGGAAACAAGATGCATTTAGTATAATTCGTCCAGAATGCTATGAAAAAGCCATTAAATACATTGAAAATAGCTAATATTGTTATATTAAGATATGGTTAAAAAAGTTGTAGTTTCCATACCTGTTCATGAAGAACCGTTAGTAGTAGCAGATCATTTAAGAAATATTAAAAAATTTGTACCTGATTCATTTGTAGTTCTTCATGCTTCGGCGGATAGTCCAAGTCCATTTAAAAACATATTGAATGATATGTCTAAAAATGAATTTGATGGATTTATGTATGTTAATGATATTTCTTATCATACCCATGCACCGAATGAAGCTGGATCTGTTTATGGATTAAGTACAGTACATTCATCTAATTTTCAATTTGCAAATAAAGTAATTTCAGATTTTGATGTTTTTGCTTTAGAAACATCAAATGACATGTTTGTAAGAAAAGGTGTTGAACGACTTTGGAATAACTTTAAATGTGGATGTGGTGCTAGAAAAAATGATTTATCCGCTTATAGAAATGTTCGCGAAAAAGAAGTGATTGATATACTTAATATTGTTATACCATTAAAAACTATTGAAATTCATGCTCAGGAGGGAACATTTTATCCCAAAGAAGTGTTTAGTGAAATTTCAAATATTATATTAAATAAGCTTGGTGGATTTATTGCACATGAAGAATTAGTACTTCATACATTGGCATTTAATTTATTTCCTGAATTATATGATAGTAATTGTGGTGAGGGATATATGTTTCATAATGCAACTCATTATGCCACTACTAATGAAGATATTTTAAAAGTTAAAAATGGAATATTAAATAATAAATATGCCGTTAAAAGAGTTCCTAGAAGGATAAATGATCCTTGTAGAATTTTTGTTAATAAGGTTAATGAAAATGAATAAAAGACCTTATACACTTATTATAGATATAGATGGAACATTAATTAAACATTCTGGTGATATTTGTCATCAATATACAGAAGAAATTGAAATTTTGCCAGGTGTTATTGAAAAATGGAAAGAATTTGATATTGCAGGTCATAATATAATATTAATAACTGGAAGAAGAGAAAGTAATAGAAAATTTATTGAAGAAAAATTACAAGATGCAGGATTGTTTTGGGATCAATTAATAATGGGTGTCGGGGGAGGAAATCGGATTTTAATTAATGATCTAAAACCTTTAAGTGAAGAACCTACAGCAATAGCTATAAATGTAAGACGAAATACAGGATTAAAGGATATAAAAATATGAAATTTGTAGAAAAACCTTGGGGTTCTGAAAAAATCATTATATTAAATAATATTGTATTAAAAGAATTATTTATGAAGGCCGGTTGTAAATGTAGTTTACAATATCATAATTTTAAAAATGAAATTATCAGAGTTTTAAGTGGTAAATTAAAATTATCTTATTCACCAAATAAAGAAACATCATTAATTAATTTAGAATTATCGCCTGGTGATAGTTTTGCTATTGAACACGGAATTATACATAGAATGGAGGCTATTGAAGACTCAATTTATATTGAAGCATCATCTAATGAATTAGATGATGTTATTCGACTTGAGGATTCATATGGCCGAGTATAAAGTTCTTTTAACAGCCTCCGGTATTGGTCAAAGACTCGGCGATTTAACTAAATATACTAATAAATCTTTAGTTAAAATTGGTAAAAAACCAGCTATAAGCTATATAATCGAACGATATCCAGATGATGTAGAAATTATTGTTACATTAGGTTATTTCGGAAATCAAGTAAAAGAATTTTTAACATTAGCTTATCCTGAAAAAAAGTTTAATTTTATTAATGTTGATAAATATGAAGGTTACGGCAGTAGTTTATTATATTCAATGTTATGTGCAAAAGACGAATTACAATGTCCATTTATATTTCATGCTTGTGATTCTATTATTTTAGATGAACCTATTCCATCATTAGAAGATAATTGGCTTGGCGGGTATAATAAAACTGATAGTGCTCAATATAGAACATTTAATATTGAAAATGAATTTGTTAAAAAAATCAATGAAAAAGGTGAAATGTCCTATGATTTTGAATACATAGGCGTTTGTGGTATAAAGGATTTTGATTTATTCTGGAAAACAGCTGAAAAAATTTATTTTAATTATTCAGAAGACAGTTCATTATCTGATTGTCATATATTTAAATTTATGATTAAAAAAATAATATTTAAATACTACATATTTAATTCATGGTTAGATATTGGAAATATTTATTCTTTAAAGAAAGCGCGAGAATTTATTTATGATAAATTTGAAATTTTAGATAAATTAGATGAATCAATTTTTATAATTAATAATTTTGTTATTAAATTTTTTTATGATGTTAATATAGTTAAAAATCGCGTTATTCGTGGTGAAAGTTTACTTCCAAACGTTCCTAAAATAACAGGATCAACAAATCATTTTTATAAATATGATTATGTTGAAGGTAAATTATTTTCTAAATCAGTTAATGAAGTTAAATTTAAACAATTTTTAGAATGGGCTAATAAAGAAATATGGTCAAATAAAATTATAGAAAATTTTAAAGAAAGCTGCTTTGATTTTTATATTACGAAAACTTATAATAGAGTGAATAAATTTTTAATAAATAATAATATTATTGATAAACAAGATTGCATTAATGGAATTTTAGTACCGTCTATTGCTGATTTAATGAAATTAGTAAAAGAATATAATATCATTGACGGAATACCAGTTAATTTTCATGGAGATTTTATTTTGGATAATATTATTGAAACTGATGATGGATTTATGCTTTTAGATTGGCGACAAGATTTTTCAGGAAAAACTTCTGGCGGAGATTTATTTTATGATTTAGCCAAATTAAATCATAATCTTACAGTGAATCATGATGTAATTAATAAAAATTTATTCGAAATACATGTAAATAAAGACAATTCTATTAATTGTGATATTTTAATTAATTATAAATTAGTTGAATGTAATAAAATTCTTAAAGAATTTATTAAAAATAATAAATATGATTATAAAAAAATACAAATAATTACAGGATTAATTTGGATTAATATGAGCCCCTTACATCATTATCCATTTGATCAATTTTTATTTTATTTTGGTAAATATAATTTATTTAAAGCTTTAGGAATGGAATGAATAGAAATGGTTTAAAAGAAATTAAATTATATGTCGGTCCAATGACAAAAAATGTTGTTGATGCAGTTATTGAATTTGCGAATAAATTTAATATTAAAATAGGGTTTATTCCATCTAGAAGGCAAATCGAATTTGATCAATCTGGATATGTTAATAATTGGACCACCAGAACTTTTATGCAATATATTAGGTCAAAAACCAATTTAATAGGTTTAGAAAGAGATCATGGTGGTCCTAATCAAGGTTTAACTAATGATGATGGATTTGCTAGTTTATTTCAGGATACTCAGAATTTTGATATTGTTCATATTGATGTTTGGAAAAAATATCCCAATTTTGATGATGGTGTTAAAAAAACTATAGAATATATTAAATATTGCCATAATGTAAATCATCTTACTTTGTTTGAAGTTGGTACTGAGCAAAGTATTAGGCCATTTAATTTATTCGAATTAGATAATTTTTTATTTGAACTCCAGCATAATTTAACTAATGAAGAATTTAGTAAAATACTTTATTGTGTTATTCAATCTGGCACTTCTTTAAAAGGAACAATTAATACTGGAAAATATGATTCTGTAAAATTAAAAGATATGTGCTATATTGTAAATAAATATAATATATTATCTAAAGAACATAATTCCGATTTTGTTGATATAAATGAAATATATGATAGATATAATAATGGATTAAATGCTATTAATATTGCTCCAGAATTTGGACAGATTGAAACTAATTGCATTTTGGAATTAATTAATAATAATGCTTATTTATTAAATATATTTTATACAATATGTCTAAATTCTAATCGATGGGTTAAATGGGTAGCTTCAAATTTTAAGCCTGAAGATAATAAAATTGAATTAATTAAAATCTGTGGACATTATGTATTATCTGATCCGAAAATGAAAGAAATTATAAGTAAATTTCCTGAATTGTCTGATTTAGTCAAACAAGGTGTATTTGAAAAGTTATATAGTATATTAACTCCAAGGATATCATGATAAAAGGAATTTTATACGATTTAGATAATACTTTATGTTATTGTGCTGATTGGCATAAATTAGCCTTAAATAAAGCATTAAAAGAAATATGTGGATTTGAAATTTCAGAAGATGAACATATTTCTACATTTAATGGATTACCAACCAAAAAGAAATTAGATTTATTAATTAATCAAAGACGAATTAAAATAAATGATTATGATTTAATTTCTCAAAAAAAACAAGAATATACAAAAGATATAATTTTTGAAGAAGCAATTGTAGACCCAATAAAAGTTAAATTACATCGGCAAAATAAATTAAATGGATTAAAATCAGCATGTGTTACTAATAGTATTACTGAAACAGCAGCATTAATTTTAGAGAAAACTGGACAATTACAATATATGGATTTTTTAATTTCTAATGAAGTAGTTAAATATCCTAAACCGCACGGAGAAGGATATATTATCTCTATGATTAAATTAGGAATTTATCCTTCTGAAACTCTTATCGTAGAAGATAGTCCTGTTGGAATTCAAGCTGCAAAATCTACTGGAGCTCATGTCTGGGAAGTTAAAGATTCTATTGAAGTTACTTATGAAAATTTCCAGCAATTTATAAGTTCAATAAATATAAGAAAGGTATAAATGGCTTTAAATATTTTGGTGCCTATGGGTGGAAAGGGCCGGAGGTTCGCAAATCTTGGGTACACATTCCCTAAACCATTAATAGAAGTTCAAGGTAAACCTATGATTCAAGTTGTTGTTGAAAATTTGAATTTAGATGGAAAGTATATATTTTTGGTTTCTAGAGAACATTATACAAAATATGCTTTAAATTATTTATTACCATTAATAACAAAACCATATCAATGTGAAATTATTATTGAAGAACCTCCTATTTATGGAGCAGCTTATGCTTGTCTTTTAGCCAAACATTTAATAAATAATGATGATAATTTACTTATAGCTAATTCTGATCAATGGATAGATTATGATCCGGAAAGTTTTTTAAAATCAGTTAAAAATGTTGATGGAGCTATTTTAACATTTTATGGTACACATCCTAAATGGAGTTTTAGTAAAATTAATGAAGAAACTGGTTTTATTTCCGAAGTGGCAGAAAAACAACCAATTAGCACAAATGCCAATACAGGAATATATTATTGGAATAAAGGTAGCGATTTTATTTCATCAGTAGAAGAAATGATTGCTGATGAATTTAAAGTGAACAATGAATATTATGTAGCTCCTTCTTATAATTATTTAATTAATAAAGGTAAAAAAATAATTAATTATCCAGTTAAACAAATGTTTGGAATTGGAACTCCAGAAGATTTACAAAATTTTTTGCAATTAAATATTAAGGTTTAATAAATGTTGATATTGACACGAACAGCTTGTTTAGGTGGGGAAGTTATAAATTATAAAATTGGTGGAAATCATGATTTTTATAATCAGCAAAAAGTTAGAGTTGATATGTTTAATGAAGTTGTAAGTGGGAATACAATTAAACCTAAAAAATCTGAAATATTACCTTGGTTAGCTGATGCATCTGATACTGGTGGAGTTTATTCACAATCAGAAGAATTTAGATGGTTTACTATTAATAGTAAACCAAACTATTTAATTATGGATAATTATTCCGAACTTGTTGATAAACAAATAATTCATAAAGATGGTTGGTCTTTTTGTGGTGTTTATGGTGATTTTAAACATGAGGCATTTACAAGTAGTACTTTTATTGATGGCAGTCTTTTACCTCTTGATAAGATTTATGATTCTTATGATAATTTTTTCCAATTTGTAAAAAACAAATGGAATATTCCTATTATTTTTATTCATTTTCCTACAATTTTTGATCATAGAGAAATGTATATAAATCAGGGAATAGCAATAACTGATGCTTTAAATATACTTGCTCCTAAATATAATATACAAAATATTCATGCAGACTTATCAGAAATAGAAAAACAAGATAGTAATTATTATCATTTTACAAAAAGAACATTTAAAAACTTGGCTGATAAGATTATTATTTAATATAAGGTAAATTTAAATGTTAAAATATAATGATTTAATAAATATAATGAATGAAACTGAATATAAATTAGTTCCATTTTATAAAGGATTACGTATGGAAACTCATATGAATCCTGTTTCTATTGCCGAACCAGAATTTAATTTTATTTATGATTTTATTTTAAACAATAAATTAAAAAAAGGTTATGAAGTTGCTACTGCTTTTGGTATTTCAATGTTGGCGGCAGGATTAGCGTTTAAAGAAACAAATGGTAAATTAGTTACAATGGATGCTTATATAGAAGAGCAATTTAATAGTTGCTCTTCATATGATGAAAAACACACAATTACTTATCAAAATTCAGATGGATTTAAAACTGCCACTAAATTAATTGAAATATTTAAATTAGAAAATACAGCATCATTAAATGTAGGATTTAGTCCAACAGACACTTTTAATGTAATTAAAAATACATTCGATAATGAAAAATTAGATTATGTTTTTATAGATGCTTTACATACAGAAGAAGCGGTAATAAAAGATATTGAAGCAGTATTACCATTTTTAGATGAAAAATTTGTTTTATTTTTGCATGATGTACATTGTTTTGAATCTGGTAAAGTTCAAAATTATGTTTACGAAAAATTTGGAACCGCTTGGACTGTAGCTAAAGGTTGTGAACATCCTGGCGAAGGTTACAATTTATCTTATATAAATAAATTATAATTTAATATTTAAATAAAATATAAAATGTTCGATAAGAATTTGATAATCACATATTTAATTATATGAATAAAGTTCTGATCTGTCACAAAGGTAACATCGCTGGACCAAATCCATTAAGAGAAAATCAGCCAGAATATTTAAAAGAAGCTTTAAATTTAGGTTTTCATGTAGAGACTGATGTTTGGTTATTAAATAATACATTTTATTTGGGTCATGATAGGCCAGAATATATAATAAATTTTGAATTTTTATTGAATGAAAAAGTTTGGGCTCATTGTAAAAATTTAGCAGCTTTAGATGCTTTAATATTAGAACCTGATGCTAATTGTTTTTTTCATGATAAAGATGATTTCACTTTAACTAGTAAATGTTATATATGGACATATCCGAGAAATTTGAGATTAACTTCAAATTCAATAGCTGTTTTGCCTGAAAAAGTTAAGAATTGGAATTTAAAAGGTTGTCATGGAATTTGTACGGATTATGTTTTAAGTTATCAACGTTGGGATGAAGAAGGTAAAATATAAAATAATTTAATATTATTTATATACATAAGGATTAATTGATGAAGAATGTTGAAGAAAATAAAGTTTGTAGTATTACTGGAATAAACGGCCAAACTGGTAGTTTTTTAGCTGAATTATTACTAGAAAAAGGATATAAAGTTTATGGCATGGTTAGAAAAAGCTCTGTCTTTAACACGGAAAGAATTGAAAATATTTATAATCATCCAAATTTAAAACTTATTTATGGCGATTTGGCTGACACATTAAGTGTTGTAGATTTTATTACTCAAACTAGGCCTGATTATTTTTTTAATTTAGGTGGATTATCACATGTTAGAACCAGTATAGATATGCCTTTATCAGCTATTGATGTTGATGGTCTAGGTGTTGTTAGATGCTTAGAAGGGATTAGAAAATATAGTTCTCATACACGATTTTTACAAGCATCAACTTCAGAATTATTTGGTAATTCTCCTGCACCACAAAATGAACTTACCCCTATGGTTCCATGTAGCCCTTATTCAATAGGAAAATTGACTGGATATAGTGCTGTTAATTATTATAAACTCGCATATGGAATGTTTGCTGTAAATGCAATTAGTTTTAATCATGAATCATATCGCAGAAATCCAACATTTGTAACAAGAAAAATTACAAAAACATTATCAGAAATAAAACTCGGATTAAAAACTGAATTAAATTTAGGAAATTTAGTCTCAAAACGCGATTTTTCTCATGCTTCGGACGTTGCTGAAGCTATGTATTTAATGATTACTGCAGAAAATCCGGAAAATTATGTAATATCGAGTGGAGAAACTTATTCAATTGAACAATTTTTAGATTTAGTAGCTGCAAAATTAGAATTAAATTGGAAAGATTATGTTAAATTTGATAAACGATTGTTGAGACCTGTAGAAGTTAATTGTCTTTTAGGAGATAGTACTAAAATTCGTACAGAACTTTCATGGAAGCCAAAATATAATATTAATTCATTAGTGGATGAAATGGTTGAATATGATTTAAAATTGGCTAGACGGCAATTATTATTAAAAAATAATGAATAAAAGGAATAAATGAGAGTTTTAATTACCGGTTCCAATGGCATGCTTGGAAGAAATTTAATATCTAAATTATTACAATCAAGTTCCAGTCATACATTTTTAACTCCATCTTCTAGTGAATTAGATTTAAGTAATTCTGGTCATACTTGGGATTATTTTTACAAATTTAAACCTGAAATAATAATTCATTTAGCCGCCTTTGTTGGAGGAATTGGATTAAATAAAAAACAACCAGCCGATTTAACTCATTTAAATTTAAAAATGACTGTTAATTTATTTGACGCCATACGAGAACATAAGACAAAATATTTCTATGGCATGGGTTCAGTTTGCTCTTATCCTAAATTTCTACCCCACGGTTTAAATAAATTTTCAGAAGAAGATATGTGGGGTAAACGTAGCGAATTTACCAATTTCGGATATGGCGAAAATAAGAAAATGATGATCGTTGAATTCGAAACCCATAAAAGACAATATGGTTTAAAAGGTGCTAATTTAGTTTTATGTAATATGTATGGACCTCACGATCATTTTTTTGATCTAGAAAATTCCCATGTTATACCCGCCTTAATAAGAAAATTTTATGAAGCTAAATTAAATAATTTACCACAAGTTGAATGTTGGGGAACAGGTAAGGCAACTAGAAGTTTCCTTTATGTTGAAGATGCTTGTGATGCTATTTCAAAAGCTTTAAATATGAAATTAGATACAGATGAATATATAAACATTGGTCCCGAAGATGATATATCAATATTAGATTTAGCTAATATGATCTCTGAATTAGTTGATTATAAGGGAAATATAGTTTTTTCTGGAGAATTAGATGGACAACCAAAACGTTTATTATCTGTAGAAAAGGCTAAATCAATATTAAATTGGAAAACTGAAACTGAATTAAAAATTGGATTAATGAAAACTATCGAGTTTTATAAAGAAAATAGATTAAATTATGTAAGTGAATCAAAATGAGTAAAATTAATTTATTAGTAACTGGGTCATCTGGATTTATATATGGAAATTTTATTCGATATATGCTTAAAAATTCTAATGATTATAAAATTTCCAGTATAGATGATATTAAAGATGTTAAATTAATTAATACCATTTACGCTAATAAAGGTCATCAATTTTATATGGGTGACATTACAAATCAACATTTTGTAAATAATGTTTTTGAGATTGAACGTCCAGACATAGTAATTCATGGAGCGGCAGAATCATTTGTAGATAAATCTTTAATTGCCGGCCAAGAATTTGTAAAATCAAATGTATTAGGAACTCAAATTTTAATTGATGTAGCTTTAAAATATAAAGTTAAAAAATTTATTTATGCATCAACTGATGAGATATACGGAGCTTTAAATAATGAAAATGAACCTTCTTGGACTGAGGAATCTCCATTAGCTCCACGAAATCCGTATTCTGCCACAAAAGCTGCTGGAGAATTATTAGTTAATGCAGCTCATATTACTCATGGATTAAATTATATAATAACTAGAGCTTGTAATAATTATGGTCCAAGACAGCCAAGAAGAAATTTAATTCCAGTAACAATTGGAAATATATTAGAAGGAAAAGAAGTTCCAATATATGGACAAGGTTCTCAAATTAGAGAATGGATATATGTGCAAGATATGTGTTCAGCTATAAAAACAATTATTGAAAATAATACTATTAATGAAATATATAATATATCTTCTGGACAAGAATTTTCAAATATAGAAGTTTGTAATGAAATTTGTAATATACTTGGAAAAGGTCATAATTTATTAAAATTTGTAACTGATCCACGAGGAAATGGTCATGATTTTAGATATTCAGTAATATGCGATAAATTGAAAAAACTCGGATGGAAACCACAATATAATTTTAAAAAAAATGGGCTCGAGGCTTGCGTAAATTGGTATGTAACAAACAATTGGTTTTTAAAATAAAGAATTAAAATGCGCAATGTTCGTGGCTCTATATTAAATAGATACTCTAATAAGGATATAATGTCAGTAAAGAATGAAACAATAAAAATGGAACAAAACGAATTAGTCGATGATATTTCAAACGAAGAAATTAAAAAATCAAACGAAGAAGAAAATTTAAATGATGATGTGATGGCTCAATTAAAAGCAAAATTGGCAGCCAAAACAGAAAAAGCTGAGGAAAAAGTTATGACACCACGAATAGTAGAAAAGAAAAAGCGCAGTATTGATCTAGGAGTTGTAGCTTCTGGTCAGGCTGGCGGAAGAATTGCAGAAACTTTTAATACTCTAGGATATCCCGTTGTAGCTGTAAATACTGCCCAACAAGATTTAGAATTTTTAAATATTGACGAATCTTGCAAACTCCATCTTCAATGGACTTTAGGTGGTACTGCAAAAGATCAAATTACCTCTAAGGATGCTACTGATAATAATATTGATTCAATTCGTCAGATTATTGCAGAAAAATTAGATTCTTCAGTACACGGTTATATTTTTACTACATCTTTGGCTGGTGGTTCTGGTTCAGGTTCTGCCGAATCAATTATCCAAATGATGCAGGAATTTGGAAAGCCTATTGTAGTTGTTGCCGTACTACCTCTTTCAAATGATGATGCTATTGGTAAAAATAATACTATTTCAGCTTTAGCTAAATTAACTTCTATGGCTCAAAATAAACAAATATCTAATTTAATTTTAGTTGATAATAGCCGAATTGAAACCATTTTTGCTGATGTTTCTCAAATGGATTTCTTTAATGTTTCAAATTTAGCTATTGTGGATGGTTTAGATTCATTTAATAAATATAGTGCTCAGCCATCAAAAGTAAAGAGTTTTGATCCAATGGAATGGGCTACTGTACTTTTTTCATCTAATGGCATTTCTACTTATGGTTCTATCGATGTAGATAACGTTCAAGAACCTACAAGAATTGCTGAATCTGTTATTGAGAGCTTATCTGGAGGATTATTGGCTAGTGGGTTTGATCTTAAACAAGCTAGTCATGTAGGTGTATTATTTGTTGGAAATGAAGAAACTATGAAATCAATTCCTAGCGCAAATATTAACTATGCTATGAGTATAATTAAAGAAACTAGTCCAAGTGCTACAGGAGTTTTTCGAGGCTTATATGAGGATGAATCAATTAAGCCTGGAATATTAAGAGTTTATTCTATTTTTGCTGGATTAGGATTGCCAACTGAACGTATTAATTCTTTACAAAAATCTGCTAAAGAAGAGATGGAAAAAACTAAGGGTAGAGATCAAAATAGAAATTTAACTCTTAAATTAGAAACTGGAGTTGAAGAAACAGCCTCTGCTGCTGATAAGGTACGTGAATTAATTAAGAGAAATAGTTCAACGTTTACTAAGAATTTTGTCGGTATTAAAGATTTTCGCAAGAAATGATATATAATATATAAGTTAATAGCCTATATATTTATTATAAGTATATAGGCTATATTTATTTAATGGGTTAAGGAAATGATTGGTTGAAATTATAATAAATGGAACATCTTGTAAATTAATAGATGATTCAATACCTACTAGAGTTTTGCAGAAATTAGATTTAGAACTATCTTATAAAATCGAAGGCGCTGAATTTAGTGAAGCGTATAAATCTCGTGGATGGGATGGTACGAAACATTTATTAAGTAAAAAATTAGAATTTCCATACGGTTTATTAGATAGAGTTAAAGATTTTTTAAAAGTATATGATATTGAATATACGATTAAAGATAATCGTGATATTTTTAAACCGAGACCAATAGATATTTCAGAACGATTAAAAGAACTTAAAAAAATTCCATATGATTATCAAATAAAAGCCGCAAGTATAGTTTTAGAAAAAGATTGTGGAATAATTCGTATGGCTACTGGCGCTGGCAAGTCGATTGTATGCTGTATGATGATTGCTAACTTGGGTCGAAATGCTAATGTATATGTTATTGGAAAAGATTTATTATATCAATTACATTCATTATTAAAACAAGTATTTGTAAATATTAAAGTTGGCATTATTGGTGATGGATTATGTGAAATTGGTGATATAAATGTAATTTCTATTTTTACTGCTGGTATTTGTTGTGGTATTGATAAAAAGAAAATTATTAATGATGATTTTGATGGCGAAAATATTGTGCCAGAAAATAAACATCAATTTATTAGAGAAGCATTAAAAAAAGCCAAAGTTCATATATTAGATGAATGCCAAGTAGTAACAGCAGAAACAATTAACATTATACATAAAAATATAAATGCAGCTTATATTTATGGAATGAGCGCTACTCCATATAGAGGAGATAATAGTTCAATTTTAATTTCTGAATCAATTCTTGGCAGAAATATAGTAGATATTTCAGCGTCATATTTAATTGAACGTGGTTTTTTGGTACAACCTGTTATTAAATTTATTGATGTTCCAAAATATAAAGGAGTTCTACCTAAAACTTATCAACAAATATATACGACATATATAGTTGAAAATAAAGTTAGAAACGATCTAATTATAGAACATGCAAAAGATTTAGTTGCAAAAGGTTATAAAACACTTATTTTGTTTGATAAAATTGCTCATGGCGATTTATTATACGATGCATTAAAAGATCAAATACCATGTTCTTTATTATCTGGAAAAGACAGTAACGAACAACGTAATATTATAAAAAAAGATATTGAAACGGGTACTATTAAATGTATTATTGTTTCACGAATTTTTGAAGTGGGAGTGGATATTCCGTGTATTAATGGATTAATTTTAGCTTCGCCTACAAAATCGAAAATTAAAGTTTGTCAAAAAATTGGACGAGTTATTAGAAAGTTCGAGGGGAAAAGTTTTGCGGCCGTTATAGATTTCAAAGATTCAGCTAAATATTTTAAATTACATTCTGAAGAACGTAAAAAAATATACGAGCTAGAGCCGAAATTTAAAATACTATGGCCCCAGAAAAAGTAAATTTTATAATGGAACAAGTCAAACTTTCTAAACCTTGGGAAAATTTCTTTTATAAATTCAAGGATATAGAAGAAGAACCTTTTAAATCCAAAGTATTCTTATGGAAAGAAGTTCACATATTAGCTTATATATGTAAGCGATTTAAAGAGTTATATAATAAAGACTATGCTATAACGCAAAAAAATGCACCATCAAAGTGCCCTGATATGTTTTTTGTAAGAAAAATGATTTCGACTTTAGGCACTACAAATATGGTGATTGTTAAAGAATATATTGATTGGATATACGATAAAAAAATTATTCCAGAAAACAAGAAAATTAGAACATTATCCTATTTTATGACAGCAGGATTTGTAAATGAATTTTATTTCCAAAAATCGGAATCTGAAATAGTTAAAAGATCTACTTCTCTTCCTAAAAACTATAAAGAAATTGCTAATGCTTTAAATGTTTCAGTAGATACATATGGAGATTTAGCTTTTATAAAAATGGCCTCAGATAGAGCTAAAGGTGATTTAAATAATCCTAATGTAGTATTTTTTGAAAATATTAAAGCTTTAGGATTTGATATTTCTATTTTGGAGAAATTGGCTGAATGAAAGTTGGAGATTTTATTAAAATTGTATTATCATCTAACCAAGTTGAAGAGGGAATTATTATTTCAGTAGATGATATTGAAAAAATTGAAATAGCTCCACAAAAATTCATTTACAGACATTGGTTAGTTTTAGCTCATAAAGATTTTCCTAATTTAAAACTTACTGTTGATAAAAAGGAAATTATAGCTTTTCAAATTAGTGAAATTGAATTACAAAAAGCAAAAGAAGTATTTGTTGTAGATGATCAAACTATAAATCAAGAAAATGATTTAGTTTCAATAGATATTAATGACAAAAATTCACGTATTAAAAGGTTGGCACATTTAGCTATTAAAAATGGAGAAAAGGAGCGTAATTATTTTAAAAAAAATATTAAAAATAATAATGGTATTCCTCCAAATATAAGCTTATCACCTAAATATAAATTGCCATTTTTCATTAAAAAATAAATTTATGAAATCTTCTTCTAAGAAATTTACTCATAATTTAATTAAATATAGTAGATTTGATTTATCATATGATTATATTTGCACAGTTTGTGGAATTGAATTATATAAAGCTATTTTTGATGAAGAATATTTTCTCTTGAATGAAGGGCATTTATCTACAGATTACTATGAATATAATTGTAATGAGTGGATTATTAAAAATATAGTAGAGTAATATGGAAAAAGAAAGTTATTTAACTCATCAATTAGTAAGACATATTTTCCCTAATTATAAAGGTTATAATGATTTTAAATGTAATATTTGTGGTATTTATTTATGTAAAATGAATGATATGTATTTTTTACTTAATAATGATGGATCAGGTCCGAATAATGAAGATGAATTTTCATTGACTTGCAATCAGTTTATTATTAAAAATATAATAGAATGAAGTATTTAACTCATAATTTAATTGAATGCAAAGATCAGTATTATGATTATTATGTAGATTTTAAATGTAATATTTGTGGTGTATTATTAGCCAAATCTTTACATAATAAATTTTATTTAATTAGAAAAAATCCAAATGATTTTTATGATATTGAATATGATGAATTTTTATTAAATTGTAATGAAGTTATAATTAAAAATATAATAAATTAAAATGATAAAAATAATTAAATATTTAGATCATGAATTAATTAGATCGAATCCTAATTATGATATAAATGATTATCGGTGTATTAATTGTAATATATTACTTTATCAGGCAGCTAACGAAAAATATTTTTTTATAGATGAAAATTCTCATAATGTATATAATTTTATTTATACATGTAAAGAATGGATTATTAAAAATATAATTGAATAATATGGAAAAATATTTAACTCATCAACTAATTAAACATGCTTTTGAAGGTTATGATTCTTATCAAGATTTTACATGTGAAATTTGTGGAGTTTATTTATGTAAAATGGATAGTATATATTTTTTACTTAAAGATGACGGATCAGACACTCTTGATGAAGATGAATTTTTATTAACTTGCAATCAGTTTATTATTAAAAAGATAATAGAATGAAATATTTAGATCATGAATTAATTCAAATTGATCCTAATAAAGATATGTACTATTATCGATGTATTAATTGTAATGTAATACTTTATAAAGCATTTGATAAAAACTATTACATTATAATTGAAAATCCATATATTATATATAAATTTTTATATACATGTAAGGAATGGATTATTAAAAATATAATTGAATAATATATAAATATATTTATCTCATATTGATTAGAACAAAAACATATGATGATTTTATATGCACAAAATTTTAAAATTAAATATTTAAATCATGATTTAATTAAAATTAATAATTTAAATATATGTTTTAAATGTACTGTTTGTAATGTTATTTTATATTCTGTATATAGTAAGCCAGCTGGTAAACTTATATTTTATGAACCATTACCAGGCCCCCTTTCTGAATTTAAATATAATTGTAATGAATATATTATTAAAAATATAATAGAATAATATGAAATATTTAACTCATGAATTAATAAAAACTAAAATGTATGGTGATAATTTCAATAATGATTTTATATGCACTATATGCGGAGTATTATTATATAAAGAAAATATAAATAATCGTTTTTTTGAAATTAAATCAAAAAATCATTTAAATGAATATAAAATTTTTCAATTAACTTGTGATGAAGTCATTATACAAAAAATAATAGAATGATAAAATATTTAGATCATCAATTAATTCAAATTGTCCCAATAGAAGATATAAACGATTTTAAATGTATAAATTGTGGTATTATACTTTATCAATCATCTAATAAAAATTATTACTTTATCGATGATAAACAACGTAAATATTATAAATTTTTATATACATGTAGTGAATGGATTATTAAAAATATAATTGAATAAAATGCAAAAGTATTTAACTCACGAATTAATTCGAACATATATATGTGGTAAAACTTATTATAATGATTTTATATGTTTAAAATGTAACGTCTTATTATATGCGCAAAATCAACAATATTATAAAATTACATCGTGTGATTCTTATGATAACTCTCAAATTTTCACATTAACTTGTGATGAAGTCATTATACAAAAAATAATAGAATGATACAATATTTAACTCATAAATTAAAGCCATATGGAAAGTTTGGACACCATTTTGACTTTAAATGTGAAATTTGTAATGTATGTTTATTTCAATCTTCTAATACCTATTTTTATTTAATAAATAATGACGGATCAACCTTTGATGTTAAAAACTTTCTATTAACTTGTAATGAATGGATTATTAAAAATATAATAGATTGAAAATGTTAAAAATAATTAAATATTTAACTCATGAATTAAAAGAAATTAAAAATTATGGTAGCTTTTATGATTTTAAATGTACTATTTGTAATGTATGTTTATTTCAGTCTTCTACTGGTACTTATTATTTAATTGAAAATAATAAAACTGATGATGAATTTTTTTTATTAACCTGTGATGAAGTGATTATCAAAAATATAATAGAATGATTAAATATTTAACTCATGAATTAATTAGAATTTACCCTTATGATGATATTTTTGATTATAGATGTAAAAATTGTAATGTAATATTATATGAAACCTCTAACATGAAATATTTTTATATATGTGAAAAACCGAGATTAATTTATGAATTTTTATATACTTGTGATGAATGGATAATTAAAAATATAATAGAATAAAATAAAAAATGATAAAATATTTAAATCATGAACTTATAAAAATCGAATATTTTGATTTGCATTTTAAATACAATATTTGTAATATTTTTTTATGTAAACTGTATGATGATTATTATGAATATAATAAAAATTCAACAAAGTTTATTAAATATAAATATACTTGCGCCGAGCAGATAATTAAAAACATATTAGAATAATAATGATATCCAAAGAATTAAGAAATGTCCCCGAAACAAAATTAAAAACTCTAATAGATGAATTAGATAAAACTGATGAAAAAAAATCCAGTTTATTAGCTAAAGCATACGAAAGATATTTTAATGCCAATATCCCTATCATGTATTGGAAATTAGAAATGTCAAAATTTAATGGAGACCCAACTTTATTAAATATTTATAATGATCTAATTGTCGATTTAAAAAAAACATATGATAACGGAAAAACTCTATGCCTCGCTGGTAGTTTTGGCCGAGGAAAAACTATGACAGTTACTAATATATTAAAACGTGCAGTTGAAAAAGGTTACACAGCCCTCTACGTCACACTCAATGATATTATTTCTGCAATTTATTCTCCAGACGCCTACTCAGCACGAAAAGAATTATTAACCGTAGATTTTTTAGTTATAGATGAATTTGACTCAAGACATATGTCCAATACCAATCAGTCAATAGATTTTTTTGCCAGAACTATTGAAGATATATTTAGAACTAGATCTCAAAATAAATTACCCCTTTATTTATGTACTAATTCCCCAAACCCTTTAGAAGCCTTTAAAGGATCATTAAAAGAAAGTATTACTAGCCTTTGGAACTATGTTGATCTTATTCCCGTTACCGGAAAAGACTTTAGAGCGGAGAAATGATGCAGGATATCGATTATCGAGTATTACAAGGTATAGCCCAAAGCTCTTTCGTTGCACTATCTTATAGCAATAAATATGATGAAAAATTATTCATAAGCCCAGAAGCTAAAATCATAGCTAAACCTATGATCGATTATGCTAAAGCTTATCACTCAGCTCCATCTAAACGAACATTATTAGAAACTTATAAAAATGAAAAAGACTTACTCCCACATTTAGAAAATTTTTATACTTCTATTGAATCTAAAAAATATAATGATTCAGATTTTAAATTTGATTTAGAAAAATTAAAAGAACGATTTTGCTCATTTAAATATAAAGAATTAAAAAAACTTAATACAGAAACTGAAGATATTCAAGTAGGTGTCAAACAAGCTCAATCTATCCTAAATGAAATTAAAGGTTTAAATCACGCCCAAACTTCAACTAGAAAATCATTAAAAGAATTTACTCCAGATTTTATAGCCGAATATAAAGCCAAACAAAAAAATCCAGACTTAGGTAAAGGTATTTTAACAGGATACTCATATCTAGATTTCTTAAAAAATGGATTTAGACCAGCTGATTTAATCATGATCGCCGGTGAATCTGGTGCCGGAAAATCAATGTGGCTAAATAACATCGCAGTTAATATGTGGATGCAAAATAATACCATTGATACTCATCCAGATAAATATACTAAAGGATATAATGTTGTTTATGTATCTCTAGAAATGCCTTTAGCCGATATGTATCAAAGAACTATCGCCTGCGTAGCTGATGTATCTTCCTATGGAGTAAGAGATGCTAAAAATTCAGCAGAAGAAGGAATTGCACTAGGAAAAGCAACCAAATTCTTCAAAAATTATCCATATACTTTTGATATAATAGATGTTCCACGAGGTTTTACCGTAGAACAACTAGAATTACAAATGGAGCAAATTAAAACCCAATATAAACCAGATGTAGTTTTTATTGATTATTTAGGATTAATGGATGAAGTTGATGACCAAGAAGATTGGCTAAAATTAGGTTATCTAGCTGGTAGAGTTCATGAGTTCGGTAGAGTTTATGAAATCCCAGTTGTTACAGCCGTTCAAATGACAGATAAACGCGCCGTCAAATCCAAAGAAGATTCAGATAAAATAGGCTTACATAGAATTGGTCGATCAGGATTAATTGCCCACCACGCTACTATGGTTATTCAAATCGAAACCAAAGGCGGAAAAGATGACGGAATTAATGATTTTAAATATCATATTGTTAAAAATCGTTATGGTGAATCTGGTGGATCAGCTTGCGTAATTAAAAAATATAGTCATTGTAAAGTTATTGATAAACCTTATGATGTATCCGCTAGAACTGATTATACTATAAATGATGACATTAGTGTAGATATATCGAAATATTTAAATGACTAAAGATAAATACTCATTATATAAAACTGTAGGAAAAGCTATTCGTATTGAATATGATCATAGCTCAGATTCTGTTTATTTAGTTTTTGAATTAATTGATGAAGATTTTAAAAAACGCATTAAAAATGATTGGACTGAAGATATAGATCTGGAATTAGATAATAAAAATTTAATAATAAAAGAATAATTTCACTGATATATATTTATGTTATCTATAAATAAAGGAATTTAATGCCGTTTTATACTATGTTATGTCATGCCTGCAACCACGAATTTGAAGATTTTTTCTCTGCTAAAGCTCCAGTTCCTACATTATGTCCTAATTGTAATGTAGATGGATATGTTCAAAGATTAATTCCAAGTATTGTCTATGCCAGAGTGCCTTTAACAGGACAAGATCTTAAACAACAAATTAAAAAAGAAGCTGCTCAAATTAAAGCTCAAGTTAGTACCAATGAAAATTTAAGGGCTAATATTGTAGGTGAACAGAAATACGAACAGCATGTTAAAGCTACAGAAAAATTAAAAGAAACGTATAAAGATTAATATGTCTAAAAAATATTTAAAGGAAATTTTACAAACCCTTTTAAATGTAGATGATATTGATGTAATTAAATATACAATCGAATCTCTTATCGAGGAAATTGAAGAAGAGCTCAATAATAAAAAGGATGGTGAAGACCTGTAATAACAAGGATTTGGATGAGTAATTTGAATAAAGACGAAATAAATGAAATTGTAAAAGAATTTATTGAGCTAAGAGAACGAGCCGAAAAAAGTAAAAGCAAAAAAATTAAAAGCAAATTCCTCGAGTTTCAATCAACTATAGTAAAAAAATTATCGCATCTGGTATTATTAAGAACTAATAGATACAGAATGTTTTCAAATTATCATGACCTGCAGCAGGATGGATTCGAGGCTCTCTTTATGGCATTAAAAACTTACCGCCCAGAAAAAGGGGATTTCTCCTGGTGGGCTAAAAAATATATAGATACTAGAGTTTCGAGAGCTGCTAATTCACATTCTACTATTAAATATCCATTAAAAACAATTAAAGATTTCAAACCTCATAAAGTCAGTATCATCCCTGTTATTACCGATATTGCTTTAGATCCTCAACAATCTTTAGAACAAATGGAAATTAAAAAGGCAATTACAGAAGCTATCGTATTATTACCCGAACTACAACAAAAAGTAGTTAAATTATCTTTCGAAATGGCTGGAAATAGAGCTTCTACAATAACAAAAATTTCTGAAGAATTAAAAATATCACGATCAGCTTGTATGAAAATATTAGAAGAAGCGAAACAAACTTTAAAATTAACATTGATTAGTAACTTGACGGATTTGGAGAATAATGAGTGATATCGAAAATAGCGAACGATTTGTTTTATTTCCTATAAAGTATAATGAAATTTGGAAAATGTATAAGGATGCCGAGGCTTCCTTTTGGACCGCTGAAGAAGTTGATTTAACCGGTGATATAAATGACTGGAAATCTTTAAAAGATTCTGAAAAATATTTTATTAGTCATATTTTAGCTTTCTTTGCAGCTTCAGATGGTATTGTTGGAGAAAATTTAGCATTACGTTTTTATGGTGATGTAAAAATCCCCGAAGCTCGTGCATTTTATGGATTTCAATTAATGATGGAGGGTATACATTCAGAAATGTATAGCTTATTAATTGATACTTATATTAATGATGATAAAGAAAAAAATAAATTATTTAACGCTGTTAATGAAATTCCCATTATAAAAGAAAAAGCAAAATGGGCTTTAAGATGGATTGATTCAAATGAGTCATTCGCAGAACGACTAATTGCCTTTGCTATTGTTGAAGGTGTGTTTTTTAGTTCATCATTTTGTTCTATTTATTGGCTTAAAAAACGCGGCCTGATGCCAGGGTTAGCATTTTCCAATGAGAGTATAAGTAGGGATGAGAATCTCCATTGCGAATTCGCTTGTTTACTATATAAAACATTAGGATTTAATTTATCTCAAGATAGAATAAATGAAATTTTTACGCAGGCGGTTGAACTAGAATGTAAATTTGCGACTGAAGCTCTTCCTGTTAGTTTAATAGGAATGAATGCTGACTTAATGAGTCAATACATAAAATATGTAGCTGATAGACTTGCGGTATCATTAGGATATAAAAAAATATATAATGAAACTAATCCGTTTGACTGGATGGAATCAATTTCATTAGTTAAAAAAGGTAATTTTTTTGAAGTTAAAGTTGCCAATTATAAGAAAAATGGAGTCGGATTAACTGCTGAGCAAAATTCTGTTTCATTTGACGCTGATTTTTAATTTATAAATACTAAAATAGGAAATACTAATGTTCGTAATTAAACGCGATGGATCCAAGGAACAAGTAAAGTTTGAAAAGGTAGCTAAAAGAATAACGAGAGTCGCCAAAGATCTTAAAAATGTTGATCCTAATGCTGTAGCTCAAAAAGTTATTCAGGGTATTTATGATGGCGTATCTACTGTAGAATTAGATAAACTTGCAATAGAAGTAGCATATTCTATGACCACTATGCATTATGAATATGATCGATTAGCTGTTAGACTCGCTGTTTCAAATTTACATAAAAATACACCTTCTACTTTTTCTGAAGCTGTTGATAAAGTTTACAATTCAGTTGATGTATTTGGAAATAAACGTCCATTAATAGCTGAAGATGTATATACTATAATTAAGAAAAATGCTCACATTCTGGATTCAAAAATTGATTATGATCGGGATTATTTATTAGATTATTTTGGATTCAAAACATTAGAGCGATCTTATTTATTAAAGATAAATGAATATGTTGATAATAAATTAACACAAAAAATCGCATTTCGGCCACAACATTTATGGATGATGGTTTCAGTTGGAATTCATAAAGAAGATATTGATGCCGCATTAGAAACATATGAAATTCTTTCTAAAAAAGAAGCTACACATGCAACTCCAACATTATTTAATGCAGGATTAATTAAAAATCAGCTCAGCAGTTGTTTTTTAATAGCAATGAATTCTTCCGATTCAATGGCTGGTATTTATGATACATTAAAACAAACTGCTTTAATAAGTCAAAGTGCCGGAGGAATTGGATTACACATTCATAATATAAGATCAAAAGGATCTCCAATATTTGGCACAGGAGGATTATCAAATGGTATAATTCCTATGTTAAAAAACTTTAATGAAACTGCGCGTTATGTTGATCAGGGCGGGAAAAGGAAAGGCTCATTTGCCATATACTTAGAGAGCTGGCATTCCGATATCTTTGAATTTTTAGATTTACGTAAAAATAATGGTAAAGAAGAATTTCGTGCAAGAGATTTAAATCTTGCTTTATGGGCTCCTGATTTATTTTTCAAACGAGTAAAAGAAGATGGAAAATGGACATTAATGGACCCAGCTAAATGTAAAAATCTTTCCGATGTTCATAGTGAAGAATTTGACAAATTATATATTCAATATGAACAAAACAATATGGGTGAAAAAACAATTAATGCACGTGATCTTTGGAGTAAGATTGTTGAAGCACAAATTGAAACTGGTCAACCATATATTTTAGCAAAAGATGCTTGTAATAATAAATCAAATCAAAAAAATCTTGGTACAATTAAGAGCAGTAATCTTTGTATAGCTGGTGATACATCTGTTTTTATTAAAACCTCATTAGTGGATGATGAAATTGAACTTCCAATTAATAACGTTGTTAACATGTTTAAAAATGGAGAAAAATTATTTATCAAATCATATGATGAAATAAATGATAAAATTACTTTCAATGAAATATTAAACGGTGCAGAAACAAATCGTGAAGCTGAAGTTTTAAAAATTACTTACAATGATTATGAAATAGTTTGTACCGAAGATCATGAATTTTTCACCACAAGAGGTTACGTAAAAGCCAAAAATTTATTGGAAACAGATATTTTAAAATTAATTTAATTGGAATTTAATGATAGAAAAAGAAAATGAAGAAAAAATAAAACAAAATAAATTTTATTGTGAGTTTGATTCAAAATTTTATAATCGCATACAAATGGTAAAATTATTAAAAATAAATGTAGACATGTTTAATTATTATTTTAATAAATTATCATTAGAATTACAAAATGAAGTAATTAAAAGTAATGATTATAAATATAAATATTTATATAGAATTATATCTAATAAAATCATATATTGTATTTATTCTAATAAATTAATTCCATTTGAAAGAGTTCTTAGAGGATGCATAACATTTTCAGATGTTGAAAGTTTATGGGGTAAAGGAATATCAACACGAAATAAAAAAAGACCCGAACATGCTAAAATAATTTCTCTTAAGCTTAAAGGTGTTAAAAAATCTAATGAACACCGTAATAAAATGACTCAAAGATTAAAATCTATAGATTTTAAAAAAAAAGTACTGTCTAATAAAGGAATTGAATATACGGATGATTCTTCTGTATATGAAAAATATGCCGCCCTGTATTCTAATTTATTAAAATCGTTTGATTTTAAAAAATCATTTGTTTTAAATAATTATAAATTATATTTAGAAGATACAGAATTAACTCATGAAGAAATTAATCAAATGAGTGAAACTGAAATTTTAAATTTATATTCTGAATTAATGTCAATAAAAAGTTCTATAGCTATGGCTAATTCAACTTCAATGGGGAATGCCAAAATAGTTAAAATTGAAAATTTACAATATAATTTAAGAAATATAAATTCAATTGATGTTAGATCTGAAATGGAAAAGAAAATAATTTCTTTTTTTGAACGTAATAAAATTTATTGGGATTATGAAACTGAAATTATAAAATATTTTTTTAATTTTAATAGAAGATATATTATGGATTTTATATTTTATATTGATGGTAAATGTAATTATATGGAAGTAAAAGGTTCGGTTAGAAGTAGTGATGTTGAAAAAACATTAGCAAAAACCAAAACAGCAATTGAAAAATTTGGTGAAATATATGTTTATCAAAAAGAATTAATTACGTCGATAAAAGATTTAGATAAAATTAAATATAATAATTTTTCAGAATTTAAGTTAAAACACGTATATGGAGATTGAATGTTAAAAATAGAAAAATTGTCACAAAAAATTCCGGTATATGATTTAACTGTTAAAGATAATCATAATTTTTTTGCTAATAAGATTTTGGTTCATAATTGCGCCGAAATAATTGAATATTCTGATGATCAATCAACCGCAGTATGTAATTTAGCATCTATCTCACTACCTTCTTGCGTTGAAGGTAAAAAATATAAACGAACATTTAATTTTCAAAAACTATATGATATTACTTATCAATTAACTATAAATTTAAATAAAGTTATAGACATAGAATATTATCCTGTTGAAGAAGCTAAATATTCTAATTTAAAAAATAGACCTATCGGTATTGGTATTCAGGGTTTAGCTGATGTTTTTGCTTTGATGCGATTAACCTGGGATAGCAAAGAAGCTTTAATATTAAATCAGCATATAGCTGAAACAATGTATTATGCTTCGTTAAATGCTTCTGCAGATCTGGCTAAAAAAGATGGTCCTTATGAATCTTATTCTGGATCACCATTAAGTGAAGGTATTTTTCAATTTGATTTATGGAATACTAAACCTACATTGGAAACATGGGATTGGGATAAATTAAAGAAAAAAATTAAAAAATATGGTGTTCGGAATTCGCTGTTATTAGCTAACATGCCAACAGCTTCTACGTCTAATATACTTGGTAATACCGAATGTTTTGAACCAATTACTTCCAATATTTATACGCGCCAAACATTAAGTGGTGAATTTGTACAAGTAAATAAATATTTGCTAGAAGATTTAATTGAATTAGGATTATGGAATGATACACTTAAGCAAAAAATTATAGCTTCAAATGGATCAATTCAAAACATTGCTGAAATTCCAGATGATATTAAATTATTATATAAGACTGTTTGGGAAATATCTCAAAAAATAATAATTGATATGGCAGCTGCTCGCGGTCCTTTTATTTGTCAGTCACAAAGCATGAACCTTTATATTAAAGAAGCAAATACTGCTAAGGTTACCTCTGCAATATTTTATGCTTGGGAAAAAGGATTAAAAACTTTGGTGTATTATTTAAGAACTACAGCTGCACGCGAAGCTGCTAA